CTTAAAATACCTGGTCAAAGACCATCAGTTGCTCTATGTGACTTTTCAATCACAGTGCCAGCTTTCGGTGATAAAGATGATGAAAGATATGAAGGTATATTAAGAAGGGGTAGTCAAGTTATTGGGGCGGGTCAAGTATTCGAAACTGTTTATGATATAGATTTTACTTCACCATATAACAATCAAGGATTTCCAAATAGATTGAAAATTCCCAATTTTGATGCGAATGGAAACCTAATTAATTATACTATTGTAAAAAGAGAAGTGGTTATAAATGGTATTACAAAAGTTTTCAAACAAGTAGTTTTACCAAATGACGTAAGACCTTTTTATGAATTGTTTTTACCTGAAAAAAATGTTTTGGGGGTTACATCTGTAATTCAAAAAGATGGTACAAGCTACGCAAATGTTCCTACGGTTCAGGAATTTTTAAGTCCAAATGGTAGGTGGTATGAAGTTGATGCTTTAGCTCAAGATAGAGTATTTGTTGAAGACCCAACTAAACCTTCGGATACACCGGGTATTAAAGTTGGAAGATGGATACAAACACAAGATAGATTTATAACTGAATATACACCACAAGGATTTTTCAAAATGACATTCGGTGGTGGGAATGTTTCTGCGGAAGACCAATTGAGGGAATTTGCAAGAACTGGTGTTAATACTCAACCAATCCAAAGATATTTGAATAACTTTTCTTTGGGTAGTGCTTTAAAACCTAATACAACCTTATTTGTACAATATAGAGTTGGTGGCGGATTAGCCACAAATTTAGGTGTTAATACTATCAATCAAGTTGGAACGGTAACATTTTTTGTCAACGGACCTTCTGTTGCAATAAACACTTCAGTTATCAATTCATTACAGGTGAATAATGTGACTGCGGCAATAGGTGGGGCAGGGCTTCCAACATTGGAAGAAGTAAGAAATTATGTTTCATTCAACTTCGCAGCACAAAACAGAGCGGTTACAATCAACGACTACGAATCCATAATAAGAAATATGCCATCAATTTATGGGGCGCCTGCTAAAGTTGCGGTATTGGAAGAAGATAATAAAATAAAAATCAAAGCATTATCTTACGACACATCAGGAAAATTAACATCCATAGTTTCAAATACTTTATTAAATAATATTGCAGAATATTTGTCAAATTATAGAATGATTAATGACTATATTTCTATTGAAACTGCGCAAGTTATTGATTTATCTTTAGATATTTATGTTGTTTTAGATTCAAGTCAAAATCAAGGTGCAGTTATATCTAATGTTATTGATAGGGTTTCCACATTCTTTGACCCGGCATTACGTGAGTTGGGACAAAATGTTAATTTATCCGAACTGAATAGAATTATACAATCAGAAAATGGTGTATTATCCGTTACACAAATAGATGTCTTTAATGAAGTAGGTGGACAATATTCATCGTCACAAACATCAATGTCTTATTCAGACCCAATCACAAGACAAATAAAACCTGTTGATAATACGTTATTTGCATTACCTAATCAAATATATCAGGTTAGATATCCCAACAAAGATATAAGAGTTCGAGTTAAGAACTTTAGAGGTGTCCAAGTTTCTTAATTAATTCACTTTTTTAATTAACAGATTATCTTTTTAGTTGATTGAAAATTCAGTCAATTACTATTTATTTTAATAAAACCAAATGGGAAAAACTTATAGGATACCAGCAAAAGTAGGTGTAGACCAAAATCTTACATTACAAGTTGACCAAGATTTCGAACAATTAGAAATTTTATCACTAAAAATTAGACAAGAAGATGTTTATACAAGGGCTTGTTCGGATTACGGGGTGTTAACAGGTAGAGTATTTGTTAATAATGGATATGGTTTACCAAATGCTAAAGTATCAATATTTATTCCCATAGAACAGGAAGATGAACAAAACCCTGTAATTGAAGCGATTTATCCTTACAAGTCATTAACACAGGTTAATGAAGATGGATATAAATATAATTTATTACCTTACCTACCTTCTTATGATGGACACGTTCCAACAGGAACATTTCCATCAAGATTGGATGCATTAATTGATAACACGGTTATAGAAGTATATAACAAGTATTATAAGTTTACGGTTACAACAAATGATAGTGGTGACTATATGATTTTTGGAGTTCCGGTTGGAACTCAAACGATGGTGATGAATGTTGACTTGTCAGATATCGGTGAATTTTCTTTATCACCTGATGATTTGATAAGAATGGGGTTGGCGGTTGAAAGTCAGTTTGATGGAAACAAATTTAAAAGTTCGGTAAACTTTACTGAATTACCACAAATTATTGTGTTAAACAAAACCGTTAATATTGCTCCTTTTTGGGGTGAACCTGATGTATGTCAGATATCAATAACAAGGACAGATTTTGATTTAACCGCGGAAGCTAATATTGAAATCATGCCAACTGCGGTTTTTATGGGTTCATTAATAAGTACAACTGATGATGATGCATTAAAAACAAGTTGTATACCTGAAAATAGTGTAGGTGAACTTTGTTCTTTGGTCGCAGGACCTGGTGAAATTTTGGCACTAAGACAAACTGTATTTTTGGATGATGCAGGTCAACCAATATTGGAACAGGCAGACCTACCGAATGGGGGAAGAGTTATTGATGAAAATGGTACTTGGTTATTGGATTTGCCAATGAATTTGGATTATGTATATACAAATGAGTTTGGACAAAAAGTAATAAGTAATGACCCAACTATTGGGGTGCCTACAAGAGGAAAATATAGGTTTAAAATTAAATGGCAACAAAGTGATACACTTTCCGAAGCAGTAAGACGAGCATACTTTTTAGTCCCAAATGTTAGAGAATATGGATGGGATGAAAATAACCCTGACAATGACCCACTAATAAATCCTTTGAATCCATCCGATACTGAAATGGCACTTAAATCTTATGCGTTTAGTTTGGATTGGAGTGCTTATACCGATTATAACGTTGCAGTTAATTGTGAAGATTATTTTTATCAATTTGATTACAATAAAGTTTACACGATTGCTCAAATGATTGACAATGTTAAAACTGAAAAACATAGAGAAAAATTCATTGGTATTAAAACAATCGATGATAGAACTTGTGAAGAAGGTGTTAATAAATTTCCTGTTAACGATGGCGTTTTCCATGCTACGACAATGTGGAGAATGATAAATTTTTTATTAACTGTAATCAATTTTTTCATACCAATCATAATGGTTATTCTTCATATATTGATTGGATTATTTGAATTAATAATTGCACTTTGTTTTTTGTTATCCGCAATTTATCTTTATCAGTTTGTTTTAAGTATAATTTTATCTAGTTCTGCTTTTGGAAGTTTAGCTATACCACTAGGTATATCATTTATATTACAAGCAATAGGGTATTTCATACAAGCGGCTGTTTTTACAGGAATAGCAATTGGATTAATAATTGCGGGTAAACCGGACCATCCAATATCACTACCAATGTTAACTTATCCGAGTTGTGAGGCTTGTGAATGCGAAGATATCCCCAATCCTGACACAAATTATTCAACTGTTAATTTACCTCCAAATTTTTCCATAGGTTCTGTACCTGGAGTTTTATCACCTCTTAACACACCCGCCCCATATCAAAACTTTACAACTCAGGATTATTTCGACAGTTTTTTTGTTTCAAGTGGACCTGGATGTAATTGTGATTTTAATACTCCCGATACAGGATTGATTGCATTGTTTAATTTGCTAGCGGGTGAACAACCTAATCCTACAAATCCAAGTGTAAGTACCTATGTTCCGGTTAATAGTTTTGCTCCCACATTTTTTACTGATTCATTACCTTTAGCGGAAAGAATTAATTTATTTAATGTTAAAGGTAAATATTTTGATATAAACCAAGGTGTTAATAGAATAAGGGTAAGCTGGGATTCATTCGCAAGTCCAGTTTTTAGTGATAAATTACACGAAGATAATACTATATCAATTTTAGTTAACTCACAATCCTTCAATTTTTCTGCGGGTGATATGTTAACCTTTGTTGATAAAAATTTATCAATAGACCCAAATATAACAGGAGGAACAATTAATTCTTTTGGTACGGTCCAAGTTACTGGAACTACAACATATTATACAGGGTCAACTCCTTTAATCATAAACTATGCTCAACCATCGGCGCCATTAAATTCAGTATCAGTGGACTATACTGGAAAATTATCTACACCAGTAATAAATGGTGAATTACTCTATAGTCATCCTGCTGATGTTGAATATTTTCAGGTAATAACTGCATTAACTTTAGGGGATTTCTTTACACTCGCCGATTTAGGGGGTGCGTATAACCCTAATTCATTTGCGGATATTTTGAGTGGATTCACATATATTGCTTGTAGTGTGACACCACCTGATTTTGTTGGAATACAACCAATTTCTGCATCAACAAATTATTTAACAAATTATAAAGTTGCAATAATCCAAAGAGGTGTAGACCCATATAGTCCTAAATATAAAGTCAAATTCGATTTAGGTAGAATTTTTGGTCATAATTATGGTGATACAAATTACATAATAGATGATAACGTAGGAATTTATCGATTAAACATACCAATTCAACCAGGTACAACGAATGATATTTGTGTCAATCATAATCTAATAACACAAAATGATGATGACGATAATGGTAGATTTTTATTTTTTCCATCTTATCACTTTTTACCTGGTACCAATTTTACTGGAACTACATATTTTGAAACAAAATTACATCAATATTATTCATCATTAGATAATTTACATTCTAGTTATCAAATTGAAACTGGTAATGCGACTACAACATTAAGTAACTGGATATATAATACACCTGTTTCAGTTTTTACAGACCCACTAACTGTTGATATTACTAATATTTTCGAGGGTACAGGAACACCAATTATTACTGTTCCCCCTAGTAGTAGAAATTATTTTCCATCAAACACCATTTTAGATGGCGGCTCTTATATGTATGCGACATATCCTCCGACGGCATTTCCGAATCTAAGATTATACTTTTCTCCAACCTATTTAATAACTAATCCAACAAGTACTGTTAAAATGGTTAATAATGAAAGAATAGTAATGAGGTCTGATAGATTACCGACATCATCAAGTACAGGTGGTTCTTTAAATAATCAATTTTTATTACAACAGAACACCAACTTTGTTATGTTCGATGAACAAGGTATTCCTACAGGACCGAGTACGAACGTAACGATACCTCCAATAGGTGGAGCTGGTGGTTTTACGGTATCAAGTGCCAATACAGTTTTCAATAACGTTTTAAATACATTCGATTGTACAGGGATGGTTCAATTACCTTGTTATACTGCCAGTGGTGTAAATTTTGGTGTAAAAGAAAACTGCGGAAATGATGATGCGGTTAGTGGTGGTTGTTATGTTTTTATAAAAAAACCTTTAGTTGATTTAGGTAAAGATATAGACAACGCAGTTGAATGGGGTTATAGGTTAAGATTTTTTTATGCTTTATGTTCGGGTGTGCTTTCACACGTATTCAATAATAATTGGATTAATGGTACACTTTATGCTTACTCTTATAGATTAGATACAGAATTTGATGACCAAAATCAACCAATAAGTTTATATTGTAATCAAACAATAGTATTCGACCAACAGACAAATAATTTATATTATAGAAGTTCTCCATACGCAACAGGTGCAACACAGCCATTTATTGGTAGACCTGTTGACACGGTTGCTAATGAAACTAATGTTCGAAACTTGATGTATCCGACTACAATTGTTAATTACGGACCTAAAAATCAGTTTTTAGAACAGATAGTTTTGAATGGTAATTATGATGGTTATAATATGAATAAATTACCATTTACAAGTTATGCTCCAACTGGTGATTTAGTTAATTTCTTTTCAGTTGTTAGAATCGCTGGTAATGTAAATTGGGCAAACGGTGTAAGTGAAAATCTTATCACAAATTTATTTTCCAGACCACAAGAAAGAGTTGATGCGGATTTTGCCCAAATGGCGAGTATAAATTCAGAATTGGGTATAATCAAGTTTGATGCAGATTTTTACTCAACAGGGGGTGTAAATCCTGGAGCGGTATTGTTACCAGGTATGACAGGTTCACCAATTTCATCTTCTTTTGACAATATGATGGGAGTATTTTATGAACAAAACATACCACAAGATATCCAAACAAGAGATTATGTTAGTCCTGTGAGGTCAATATATCAAAACACAGTAACATCGGCATTTACTTATAGTCCAATAACTGTTTATTCACAGTTAGTGCCATTCTATAGATGGAAAGTTGAATCTGCTTCTCCACAAAATATTTTTGGTACGGTTCTTAATAATTGGGCAACAGGTAATGGATTAAATTCTTTACCAAATGATATCATTGTTAGAAGGTATCAGCAATTAGATAGGATTTATGACCCTTATTTCCAAGCTCCGAACATAAATGATGATTACGGATATAGAGGATATATATACGCTTTAACGAGTAGTGGTGATTATCAATATTCTGGATTTTCTACTGTAAATCCTATATTAGTTGGGGCTCCAAATCATCATTATTATGGTTTAAGGAGAGGTAGGACAGCTATGAACAGATTTTATACAAAATATATAGGTGAAAATACATAAACATGGGAAATAGAAATGATATAAATATTGTATTAGGTTCCAAAAGATTCAAAGGAAATTCAAATACCGATTTAGGTGTTCCTATAACTTTGAATAATACACAAAAAGAAATAGATGAATTTGACAGGTCAGTTGTTACGAACTTGGCTCAAATATTTGATAGAGAAAGACAAGCATCATCTACATTTAGATTAACATCTAAAATTGATTTAATATTTGCTAACGCTTATAGTGGAACATCACCATATTTTCCGTATACAAATGATTTATATTATGAAAATGAAATAGATTCTTTTTCAAACGGAATATGGTCAGGATATCCACAATACAAAGAATTTGATTTTTTTAGGGATGATATTCTAAATCCACAAAATACACAATATGAAAGTAAAAGCGCTTACACTTATAATTGGACATATTATGTAAGTTATCCTTATGAAAATGACTTTCAGAAATCACTACAAACTCCATTAGGTAACAATCAAGATATACAATGGACTTGTGGTGATGGAATACCATTTAGGATTGAGCAAACAACATATAATGGTAGACCCATAATTAGTTTCATTTGCCCAGTAAATCACGGATTGAATGTTGGTGAATATGTTGAGTTGGATTTAAGTTATTCTATTCCCGGATGGACAGGATATCTTGGTCAAAATACTTTCCAAGTTTATTCTTTGGGTAATGAATTTTTTGGTTCAGAAGAATATGTTTTTAATTTGTATGATATTGGATATACAGGTAATACTTTTTTGACTAATAATGTTGGGACTTTCAAAAGAATTATAGATATAACAAATTCAGCCGAAACAAAATCCATTTATTATGTGAGAAACCATCAAATAATATCAAATGTTGATGAATCAATTATGACTAAAGCAGGTTATGATTTAGTGGGATTTAGAAAAGTACAAAAATATAATTATAGTGCTTTAACTCCCGACAATGTTGCGAGAATTACAACAAAAGAATCCAATCAAACATACAATCTTACTTTTTCTAAAGATATTGACATATCAAAATATATTGATAATTTAAATAGACCGATTACAGAACTTTATATAACAATCATTAATAAAGCGTATTATGGGTGGTTTAATTTTCCTTTTGGACAAAATCCTAATACACCACCTAATTATGGTCTAAGATGGGGATATCAGTTCAACATAACAAGTCCTGTAAACAATTGGTGGGATATCAATAATTTAGGTAATCTTACAAATATTGAAATTGATTCGTATACTAAACCTTTATCACCATCACCTTTTTATTATAATGTAGATTTAAAAGAAGGTGATATTATACAGGGTGATTTTTGTGAATACAATCAATATGAACAGAAAGAAAGAACTGTATCTGAATTGTATCATAAATTCTTTTTCAATCCAATTTTATTTCAAATTAACCAACCACCCCCACCATCATTTGCGCGAAATGGGTATTATTATAAACCTCATTATGTGATGCCACTTAGAGCTTATTCTTCCTATGTTGAAGAATCACCGATATCAAATGTTGTTGACGCTCCATTCTATTCGTATTATTCTTTGTCGAGACAATCATTGATTTGGAGAGATATATATACATATGGATTTATAGATGATGATAATATTGGATTCGATTATCCATTTATAAATGGAGTTCATTACCCAAACAATTACATAATTTTTAGGGTTTTTCCTGAAGGTAATGTAAATGATAAAACTTTAGATATTTCAGACCCAATAATAGATGAGTGCGAATAAATTTACATTAAGATTATCAGAAAATGATTTGGAAGTTCCATTCACGATGGAAATGAATTGGGATTTTTTAGATAGGGAAAATGATTTACAGAGATATCAGCAAGAAGTTATTGAAGAAGTTATTAATCAGGATAAAGATTTTGAAACCGCAAGATTTGCTCACGAGCAATATACAATTCAATTGAATATACCTAAAACTGAAATAAATTATGAATTTTATTTTGCGCCAACAGGCGCAACTAGTGCTAATACAATATGGAATGATTCTTATTTAACTGAAGGTTTTACTTCACCAGAAGTTTATTATTTGGCAAATTCATTTAAAAAATCTTTTTTCAAATTAGATTTATATAATACAACAGGATTGACAGACCAAAAAGCATATCTTACAATAATAATTCCCACCACACAAGGATTAACAGAAAATGTTCCTGTAGGTTTGGTAAATCAAGACATTAAAAAACCTGTGTTTAAATTGGATTACATTGGTGATAAAGAAGGGTTTTTTATTTATTGGTTAAAGAAAAGAGATTTCATTAATTTGGATACTTTTTATATGACGGCAAAGTTTTTTGATGCGAAAATTGGAACATTTGTCAAAATGATGACCGTACCACAATCTACATTAATAGGTCAAGCAAAATTTAATTTTCCTCAAGAACTATATTTTTATTACAAAGTTGATTTGGATTATAACAACTTCACATATGTAGTTAGAAATGTTAGTACAAATAATAGAGTGGGAACTATTGCAAACCCAATAAAATGGTATGAATATATTAACCCATAATGGAAAATTATTATTCAATAAAAATATCACCTGAAGTTATATTATCAGATAAAACTGTTGTTCAGTATTCTGGAGAATCCGTACCTGTTTATTCATCTATGACACAACTTTTGTCAGGTGGTACAAATGGTTCATCTTTATTGACAGGACTAACCATTCCAATTATGTTAACCGAATCCACAAATGATTTAGGGTTTTATTCAGTTTTCGATGGTGCGATTTTGCAAAAAGAAGTAGTTAATAATTTTATTTTTTCAGCGGACAACTGGACAGTTTATGTTTACAATACATCAGAACAAATAAACAATTATTTACAACTTTCAAACTATACAATTAATTGGGGCGATAATACTCCAACACAAACTGCAACATCTTTTTTCCCCACACCTATAACACATACTTATCCTGTAAATCCATTCCAAGTAAGTTATACAATTACACTTACACAAATAAATCCTTGGGGGATTACGGCGGTTAGAAAAGTTTTGAGTTTACCATTTACTGGTGTAACAATTGATAATCCTGAAGGGGAGGCTTTCTTTACACCTATGATAGGTTCTTGGTCTTCTACACCAATATCATATGATTTTATTTTTTCAGGGGATGCGATTAATTTAGTTTCCGCACAAACATCAAACAATTATGTATCACCATTACCATTTACCGTGAGTGGGGTGTCAAGTTCACGAATTAATGAATTACAACTCTACGGACCTAATAAATTTGTTCCCTATCAAGTTGTTAAGAAAAATGGTGTTGATTGGGGTCAAATAATTTCAGTGAATTTGGTGTACACTGCGTATACAATACAAGGGACTGTCTATTATGATTATTCAGATGGGACTACGATATTCTTTCAACAATCTTCAGGATTAACAAGTGAAATGTTAGTTCAATCGGCAATAACTAAAAATGAAACTTTTTTAAATGTAATTTCATCACCTGAAGTTTATTCAGATATATTCATAGAAAGGGGAAAAAATACTGCATATGAAAGAATACAGCGATTGGGTGAAGTAGATAACTTAGGTGATTTGTTGAGTTATGGTTATGGTTTTTTTAATGTATCTGAAGAGTAAAACTATGAATAAACTATTTATAAAATAAAATAACAAAATGGCAGTTGGAACATATGGTACCATTAGACCCGCAGATGTTAGTCCTGATGATATCGAAATAATTTTAAATTACACACCAAGTAGGGATTTGACAGATAATTTTGTGTTGAAAAAATTAGATGCTGCCAATATAATTCGACCTTATTTTAATAATGGTCAAACAGGTGGTAATCCGAACATCGAAATATTAGGTGGTCTTTATAATCTTAGATTACCTGCCACGGAATTCAATCAGTTAGGTATATACACATTATATATCAGACCGGCGCAAATCAGAACAATAATAACTGATTGTGGTGTTTTATCCGCATTACCAAATGTTAAGGGTATTGTTATTGACTTAAATAACGTCCCATCGGACTTTAGAAACAAATTCGTTGCACAAGGTTTAGTAGGTTTTAGGGTTGAATATCTTAATGAAGATGGTACAAAAATACCAAATTTCTTCAGAATAATAACTTCTAATTTTTATTGTGAACCAGTATTACAAAATTTAACAAATACCGCACAAAAGGCTATCAGATATAGGTATGTTGAAGGAACAACAAACTTAATGTTTTGTACTCTTTCACCATCGTCAGCTCCAACAAACAAAGCTAACGCAACACCATTTATTGGTCAGCCTGCTCAAAGTATTATATTGTCGAATACCTTTTTCAATCCTGTTACTATAGATATAGAAATGGTTGAATACGATACGTCTAGTCTTGCTATCGCTCTTTACGGTAATCAGACCAAATCTATTGACGATGGTATATACACTATGTATGATAGTAACAATAACATCTACAAACAATACAACTTATTTGAAATTAGAGATGAATTTAACGAACTTCTATATGAAGTTAGAGAAGATAGAGGTGATAACATTGATTTTAGTAAAAACTTTAGCAACATAATTCAATAATGGCAAAAAAGTTTTTTAGATATCCACCAAGACCATCATCAGGAGCTGGTACATTTTCTGACAACATAGTTGGATTACAAGTTGTTGACGGTGGTGGTTTAACACAAGGTAACTTTGAATTTACACAATCTGTAACTGAAAGAGTTACTCGTGAATTCAATATCGGAGCATTTTCTGAACCAATCAATTTGGAAAATCTGAATTTAAACAATTTGGAACAATCTAGAATAATAATTGCTAAGGAATATGGGGTATATCCTAACTTCGATTTATCAGATGTTACCAATTTTACCATTTATGGTTCTATGGCGAAAAGGATGGAAGTATCTATTAAAAAGATACTTAATTATTATCCTGCGGCTTTGGAAGTTTCATATTTGGATAATAGTTTTACTACTGGTTTTACCGCTTACAATATAGTATATGATGATGTCCAAAAAACCACAACATTCACTGTAAATGTTGCAAAGTTACTTAACCCTTTTGATATTGATTATTCTACTAATGCAACAATTAATATACAAAATAGAGAAATAGAAGTTTCTTATTTGAGAAACTTAACACAAAACTATCTTAGATATTCATTATTTGTTAATGATTTAGAGTATACTGTATCGAATTTTACTGCTTCTACAAGTTTATTTAGTGGTGAAATTTCATTTACAGTTAATGGTAAACCATTTTCTGGGGTCGTGAGCGCCGATTATTTGGTTATTAGACCGAATTCATATTATACAGAAGTTTCTTTTACAGAACCATTCGATGAAATAGAAGAATTTTTACTTAACAGATTAATTGTTCCAAGATATACTGCAAACTTCCAAGTTCCTAAGCAAAATGATAACGGTGAATTTTATACTGATTTTGTTACAGTTACTTGGCCTTTGGACGGTACTTGGAATTTGGATATTAGAACATTTGCTTTCCAAGACTATGTTGAAAAACTTGGTGAAATTGCGGAAAGTTTTGATAGATTTAGAACAAATACCGTTGCAAGATTTTTAATAACAGATGCATTTAAAGAATTCGATACACAAGACCAACACGTTGCAAAAATATTACAAATATGGGGTAGAGAATTTGATGAAATAAAAAAATTCATTGATGGACTATCGTTTATGAATTCGGTGAATTATAATATTGGTAATGATATTCCTTCTGCCTTACTAAAAAATTTATCACAAACACTTGGTTGGAATATTAATATATCACCTATATCTGAAGAAGATTTTTTGGAATCTGTTTTTGGAAACGGGAATCCTAGACAATTTTCAGGTTATGCAAGGTCACAAACGCCAAATGAATTAAACTTCCAATATTATCGAAATTTAATTCTGAATTCTGCATATCTTTTCAAATCGAAAGGAACTAGAAAATCAATTGAAACATTGTTAAGATTAATTGGTGCACCAGAAGCATTGGTAGAATTTAACGAAAATATTTATTTAGCCGATGGACCTATCAATATGAGTAAGTTTGATACACAATTTGCTCAAATATCTGGTGGAACTTATTTGGAAGAAATTCCTGTTTTACAAAGTGGTACGACATACAATATATTGGGAAATCAATTTACGGCATTTACTAATCAATTTATCGTTTTAGATTCTTTTTTGGGTGTGGAAGATTATCCCATAGATGATGAAGGATATCCCAAAGCACCACCTGACACTGAAGATTACTTTTTCCAAAAAGGCGCGGGTTGGTATGAGTTAACACCACAACATCAAAGTCCACAATTAGTAAATTTGACTGCTAGTGTATTCACAGGTCAAAATTCAAATGTTCAAACTCAGTTTGAACCATTCACCTATGGTCAAAAATATTTGGATAGATTTAGAGATTTTCCTTTTATTAATGATGGATTCGAATTGTCAAGAACAATAGATAATAAGAAAAGTTGGGTATTCAATGATGTAGGACTAAGAGTTTCTACTGAAGGTGGTTTTAATTCATATTATTATGTTGATAATGAAAAATTAGTTTTAAATGTAAAAAATATTGACTTATATATGAATCCAGGTCAAGGTTTATTATATGATGTTTGGTATATGTCAAACAAGTATGATTATCCAATACCTGAAACAGGATTAACAAATCCCTACCCACAACCAGGTGGTGTTGATTGGACAATAATTAATCCTCAACCAAAAAAGAAAACTTTCTTTGAATTTGCTCAAACATTTTGGAAGAATATGATTAATGTTAGGAATAGACAATTTATTTCTGATGGAAAAACAGGTGGTTACCCAACGTTACAATCAATATGGTGGAAATATCTTGATTCAGGTATGGCAATAAACATACCAAATGATAATTTCACATATCAGAGAATGATTGATTATGTGGTTGGAATGGGTGATTATTGGATGAAGTTAGTTGAACAAATGATACCAGCCACAACAATTTGGAATGGTGGGGTTAAATACGAAAATTCTATATTACATAGACAAAAGTTTGTTTATAGGTTACAAAGGGGTTGTAAAATTGTTCCTGTACCTTGTGAACCTTGTTCAATTACAGGGGCTTTATTCCCATATGATTGTATTGATGAAAGAATTACTTGTCCACTATTCCCTTGGGATGGGGCAGAAGTATCCACATTTTCAGATATTTTATATCAAACTATAAATCAATATTTGACAACAAATGGTTTATTATTGAGTGATTGTTTTACAAATACGATTATATCCGAATGGTATGTTGATATAAGATTGGATTCAACTATTTTAATACAAGAAAAATTTTATACAGGATTTGGATTGAATGATGTCCCTTCTGAAACTGATTGGGTTAACGCTTTGAATACATATTTACCACAACTTTCCAATTTTGGTTTATATTACACTATTCAAAATGGAACAATAACTGTTTATAATTTAACTTGTTCACCGAATTATCCGAATAAAATATTCGAAATTAATTCAGGTATTAATTTTCAAATTACTTGTAACGACTAATGCCAATTTTATTTACAGCAACAACAAGTGGAGATTGTACGAATTCTAATTCGGGACAAATTGATATTTTTGCAAAATATACATTTACACCTAGTTTGATTTTACCGGTAACTGGAGTAACGTTACAAACTGAATGGGTTAGTCCTGCTTTGGGTATAGATGTTGGTTCTGGTGTAGGTTTTACAAGTACTAGAAGTACTTTATCGGCAGGAACATACACAATATCAATTACCGCAAATACATTACCACCTTTAATTGTTGGTGATACTCTATTTGTTTCATCAGGTTGTTGTACTAGTGGTTTAGATTTTCAAAATACTACGTGTAATTTAAATAATGGAGCATTAACAGCTTATTCACAATCTGCATGTATTGAATCTACTTACAATTTATATCAAAGTGGTGGAACTTTATTATCAACAACAACATCATTAGTTGGTTTCCAAACTTGGTCAAATTTATCGCCAGGTGTTTATTATGTTGAAATATTAGATTGTGGTGGGTGTAGCGCTCAAACACAAATGTGTATCATAGAAGATTCGACACCTGTAGATTTTAATCTTTTTGTTGTTGATAATCCAAATTGTAGCGGTCCGGCAGGAAAAATATTCATAACTGAATTAGTAGGTCAACCTCCGTTTTCATACTTATGGACTACAGGTGCTATCACTAACTCAATTTCAGGTTTAACTTCAGGAACTTATGGTGTTACTGTAACTGACGCTACAGGTTGTGTCACTTCCAAAAGTGCAACAGTGAATAATGTTGATGTAATTGGATTTGGAAGTTTTACTTCAGTACCACCTTCGTGTTTTTCAAGTGATGGGTCAATCACAATTAATATAACTGGTGGAACGGGTCCATATTATTATTCAGGTTCTAATGGTGCGACATTTGTAACATTTGCTCAGAGTTACACATTCACAGGATTAGGTGTTGGTGGTTTTGCTGTGGAGGTTACAGACGCGGCGTTTTGTAGTATAAACGCATCCACATCTTTATCTATACCAAATTCTATAGGTTCTGTATCTTTATCAACAACTAATTCAAGTTGTAGTTTTGATAGTGGAACAATAACAATTAATATAACAGGAACAAACAATCCATACACATATACAATAATTGACAGTTTCGGTAATATTATTTCCGAAACCATAAATTCAACAAGTTATACATTCTTTAATGTTAGTAGTGGAACTTATACTGTTTTAGTAGATAATGGTGGTTCTTGTATGTTTATGGATGTGGTAACCATTACAAATACAAACGCATTTGAAATATCTGCGTCAACGACAGGAACAACTTGTGGTTTAAATAACGGTTCTGTATTATTACAGACCGATGTTTTGGATAATTATACTTATTTTATACCTTCGTTAGGTTTATCAACACCGTCTTCTACCGCAACCACTTTTCAGAATTTACCGGCTGGTTCATATAGTGCGCAAATTACAAATAGTACAGGTTGTACGAGAGAAATAGATTTTGTTATCACTCCGAGTTCCGCGGTTAATTTTATATTAAATAAAACTAATTGTTTAATAGGTAATGACGGAACAATAACCGCACTAATTAGTGGTGGACAAGCTCCATTTACTTTGAATTGGTCAAGTAACGTAAATGGACAGACAGGGATTTATGTAACAGGATTAACTGCGGGAACTTATACTGTAACTGTGGTTGATGCTTTAGGTTGTGCAAGGACAAGAAGTATTGAAATTACCTGTGATGAAAATTTGGTAACATATCAACTATTTAAATTCTGTGAAGGAACATTCATAGAAAATCCTGCATCTAAATTAGGATTGACACAAATGTTAAACGAAGGGTTCAAGGACTTAACAAGTGGTGAAACCGGTTGTGTTTTGGTAAGTGCGGATTACATATTGAAAGTTCAAATTGGAACTGCTCAAACAACATCAAATTTTTATACATCAACTTCACTAACTGACGTTCCTTCAGATGAATTGTATGTTAATACATTAAATTCGTTACTATCGGGTTATACTGGTCTTGGATTGATAGATATTAATTCTGAAACAAATACAATAAAATTGAATACAGATTGTTCGTATATTTTGGCGGACAAAAATGTACTAATTGACGTTCAAATTATTTACAATATTTTGTGTCAGTCAGAAGAAATTAATATTTGTGCAATTTTTTCTAGTGAAGACCTATTACTACCATTTTCATTGAATTTTACACCTAGCGGAACAACAAACGGTAAAACAAGTTATTATTCAAACATAACAGATTTTGGTTCACCGGATTATATTTTAATTTATTGGGACGGAACTCAATGGGTTATGGATGTTATAGAAATTGGAGTTGGTTCTACCCAAATAGGTATTTTAACCGGTAATACAACATATCCTATTGGAATTTGGGATTCTCCTGAAGATGATGCAATAGAAACTGTTGAATCAACTTGTTTTGGAATTTGTTTAAATGTTGATGACGGAATGACAGTAACCCAACAAAATATGTTCCAAGTAGATTTTATTGTTGATGGTAAATTAGTGTATTTTAATATTAATGGGTATTATATAGAATATAATTCAGGTTCAACTCAATGGGATTTGTATGACGATGGAATTTTTTCTCCAACAAATTTAGTGGGAACTTTATCAGGTGATACACAATATCCAGTTGGAACTTTCATATCTTTAGATTCAAATAGTTACGAAACAACTTTGGGTTCTTGTCCATTACCGATATTATGATATTTATAATTAATGGCAACTATAACACTTAATGGAATAACAGGTAACAGTCCATATAATATCACGGTTTGTGATGGTTTTGGTAACAATTGTGTTAATTTTCCATCAGTACCGGCAATTTTTCCAATAACTTTAACACTTCCGGCTTTATATGATTCGGCACCAATAACGATGGTTACAGTTCTTGATTCTTCAGGTTGTTCAAGAATGGAATTATTTTATTGTGATGATTTTTATCCTGAAAACCTTTGCTTCAATTTTAGGTCGACTGCAAGTACAACAAGTTGGATAGATAATCCTGTATCATTGACTATAGACGAAAACATAAATAATGTTCCAAGTTATGTTGGAACTTTATATTCAACACCTATTTTAATGTATTGGACAGGTACTAATTGGTTGGTCACTCCTTTTGGATTCACAGCACCAGGTCCTGATTTATTCTTCGGTGTGTGGGGTGTTCTAACACCTCTAATTGGTAGTTTGATTGATTCGTATTGTCCAAGTATATGTGTATTTACTGACGATGGTGTTTCTCAGAACACATTTCCGCTACAATATACAATTTACAATAATTTCCCACCTGGTAACTTTTTGACAAGTTATCAAGATTCAACTACTGACTTCAGTGTTCAGTGGAATTCAGGTACAAGTGAATGGGAATACTATGAATTTAGTGTTCTACAAGCAACATTAGCGGGTTCAGAAAATGTAACTCCAATTGGAGGGTGGATTTTAGACCCTGGTAGTTCTTATACGAACATTGTTACATCTTTGGTTTGTCCAACAATAACATCTTCGGCAAAACAGTTTCAAAATAATGATTATTTTTTCTTTATGGATGCTGAATTGTATGATTTCCAAAATTAATATATTTATAAAGAAAAATTATGGCACTTTTAACCAGTAGGACATTAGCAACAGGAGTAACAGGGTCTGACCTTATACATATTGTTATTACAGGTGATACTTCTCAAAATCCAGCAGGTTCTTCATATAAAGCAACAATAGAACAAGTACAAGATTATATATCAATTTATATAGATTCGGGTGATACATTTTTGACAACAACTGCAATAACCACATCAGCGGCAACAATACTTTCAGGTATTTCATATTATGGGGTAAATTATAGTGGTGATGTTGATTTAACCCTATTCAATCCATCAGGTTACGATGGACTTTCATTACACATTAAAGATGAAGGTGGAAATGCAGGGTCAAATAGAATTAGAGTTGCTGTTGGAGGTACTTTTATAGATGGTAACCCATTTGTCGATATGAACATAAACTATATGTCACTATACCTTATCGCAAGAAATGGTAATTGGTGGATAATTTAAATATTTTAAAAACTATGTCTTACATTTTTAACAATAAAGTTTCTTATAGCGACACATACAATTTGGACGCGTTCGGAAGATTAAGAGTTTCTGAAATTAATAATATTTTGGAACTTAAACAAAATTTCGATAAATTACCATTATTAGTCGATGAAGCTACAGGTGGAACGGTAACATCAGTATTTAATAAAACTTTGGCTAAAGTTACTATGACAACAAGCGCTATTAATAGTTATGTTATTAGACAATCAAAAAGATTTGCGGTGTATCAACCTGGAAAAAGTCAAATATTTGAAGGTAGTTTTGGTAATTTTCAGTTACAAACAAATATAATAAAAAGAGTTGGAATTTTTAATTCATCTACGGGTGCAACTTATGATACGGAATTAGATGGCTTATATTTGGAAAGTAATGGTGTTACAAACGAAATCGCTTTCTTCATACAAAGGAGCGGTACAACAGTGTATAGTGCTGAAAGTTCAACATGGGATTCAACAGAATTTGACCCAACAAATATAGATTGGAGTAAGGTTCAATTACTTTTTATTGATTATCAATGGTTGGGTGTTGGAAGAGTAAGATTTGGTTTGAATATTGGTGGGATAAGTTACGTTTTTGCTGAACATGCGAGTACAAATAATGAAACTGAAATTTATATGTCCAAAGCAAATCAACCAATCAGATATGAAATTAGACAATCAGGTGTTGGTTCAGGAAGTTTTGATATGATTTGTTCACAAATATCTAGTGAAGGTTCGACAAATGATTTGATTTATACAACATCTGTTTCACACACAGCAACAACGACAATGTCTTTAAGTGGGACAAAATATCCTTACATTGGGGTAAGATTAAAAGAAAGTTTTAGGGGGGTTACAGGATATTTGGATGCGGTATATATTTTAAACACATCTAATGACAATTATTTAGTTACAATTGAGTTAAATCCAACACTTTCATCAACACCAACTTGGTCTGATTTGGGTAATACGCCATACCAATATTCATTACAAAATGGTACACCAACAATAACTTCACCAGGTTATATACTTACTTCTCTGATTGGGGAAGCGGGTACTACTGCAGTTTCAGTTGTACAAGTTCCAGAAAATGTAATAAAATTTGGAACAAATATTAATGGTTTAAAAGATGAAATTTGGGTTTGTATAACGCCATTAGGCGCTAACGCAACTTTTTTAGGTACGACAAATATAAATTACGAAACATAACCTTATTTTTCTTTTTGAATGTTATTTATCTTTTTCATTAATTCCAATGAATCAAGATAATTCTTTTCCAACTTTGATAAAGTTTTTTCATCCAAACATTTATCGCAAGCTTCATTATATCTTTTTTCAGATTCTTCTATTAACTTTTCAACTGTTTTAATTAGTTTCATATATTAATAAATATAGTCAAATTATCCTATTTAAAAAAAAATTCAACAACTTATATTTTTAACTATGAATAATTTATTATTTGTAACTGCACAACCTGATGTTCCATACTTTCATTGGCAATCAGAAATATATGGACATAACTTTACAAAATTGGGAATTAAACCTGAACAAATTCATATAATTTTTGGGTTAGTTAATGGAATTCATACACCATCTGAAGGTGCTTTGAAATTAAAAGAAAAAGGTTATAATATTCATTTCTACATAGATAGTAGAGATAAAAAACATTATATCCCATCAATAAAACCTTATTTAATACATAAGTGGGTTGAAGAAAATCCTGAAAGAGGTAAATTAATATTTCTTCACGATGCTGATATAATTTTTAAAGAATTACCAAATCTTGAACCATTTTTAGATGATGAAATATGTTATTGTTCTGACACTAAAGGTTATATTGCATATAGTTATCTTAACAATGTTTGTCAAAGATATGAATCTGCTCACCAAACTTCAGAAAAACAACAACTATTGAAAGAAATGGTCGATGTAGTCGGAATTAATTTAGAATGTGTTGAATGTAATAACGATAATTCAGGTGGAGGACAATATATTATAAAAAATACAACATCAGATTTTTGGTATAAAGTTTATGATGATTCAAATAAACTTTATGACCAAATGCATAATTACCATAGAAGATTTCCAATTAGTCCTGGTGAAATACAATTTTGGACTGCTGAAATGTGGTCATTATTATGGAATTTATGGGGTTATGAAAAAGAAACAAAAATTATTTCTGAATTAGATTTTTGTTGGGCAACTGATTCGGTTTCAGTTTATGAAAGAAAACCTATACTTCATATGGCAGGTATAACTGACAATCTAAAATCAACAAAATTTTATAAAGGTGATTATATAAATGTTAATCCATTGGAAAAGTTAAAAGAAAATATTAATTACTTTGACTATGTTGATAAAAATAGTGCAACAATAAAATATATCGAAGAAATGAAAGAATTAATTTCAAAATCATAATTTCAGTATTTATTAATAAAAAAAAACTAGATGGCTAAATATAGTGCTCAGTCGTGTTGTGATTTAAGTAGGATTGATATAATTGAAGTTTCTGGCGGAGGAGCTTCAATAGGGGAAACATACTTTGCAACTGGTGCTACATATCATGGATGTTGGGAAATCATATCTTTAGGTATACCAACACCACTACCCGCATCAACATTTACAGCGTCAACAGGTCCTTATATAGATTGCACAACTTGTAGACAAACTTCTAATAATGAATGTTGTTTTGCTTTAACAAGTTGTGATGATTCTTTAATTTACTATGGAGTTTTAACTGGTGGTACATTAAATGTAAATGATTATTATTACTTACAATTTAATGAATCACCAACAGGTTGTTACCAAATTAAATCATTAGAATTTAATGTGTCTAATGATACAATCCAATTTGTAGATGGGACTTTCGTTAATTGTCCAGACTGCGCATCTGGTGCGTCAACATCATATTTTTATAACTTCTCAAGTTGTTGTTCCAATTTTGAATTTTTGTTAACAAACATACCAACAACATTAAGTTTTGGTGATATATATTATGTTGAAAGTGATTCTTATTCAGGTTGTGCTGAAGTTATTTCAGCAACACCAACATCTAATATATTCAGTGCAATAACATTAACACCATTTGTAGATTGTGATAGTTGTATATCAGGTAATCCTTGTATTTGCGAAATAACAGATTTTTGTTTTGACACAACATTTTCTGCACTCACAGGATTTAATGGTTCATATAGTTCGGTGTGTTGTTACAGTGGAAATAGTTATTATGAAAAAGATGGTGGTGGTGGATATGTGTTTTTTGATGGTATTAAATGGTGTTTATCAGACACATTAGGAGGGACTTGTTATTTACACGGAAATAGTCCTTGTATTAGTTTGTGTCCTGATATATGTGATGATTATTTATTAATTGGAAGTTGTTCGACAACAACCACAACAACAAATCCTTGTATTGATTTTGATTTTGATGGTATTTTTGATTGTTTAATAACATCACCACCAGTTCCCACACCATCTCCTACACCAACTTTATCGCCAACTGCAACTCCAGTACCAACACCAACACCTACAATATGTAGCTTAAATTTCACATATTCTGCGACATCTATACCTGACCCAACAACAACTCCAACTCCTACACCCACACCAACCCCATCACCAGATTTACCGGTGAGTGGAAGTGTTACTTTCAATTTATTTGATGAAACATTTGATTGTCCTGTTACTAAAAAACTATATGATTGTATTCAAAATAGGTATTATTATGTAAACGAACCATTAGTTTATAATGGTGTTGATATTGTAACAGGTGAAACATTTGGAGCATTTTTGAATGGTGTACAAAGTTGTTTGACTTATGATAGTATATCTACCAATTCTTCAAACGCAACATTGGGTGAAATATTTGCAGTGTACGGGTTAGGATGTAATACTTGTCAACCGTTTATTACAACAACTTTACCCCCACCGGGTTGTGAAGGAGCTATCTACAATTTGGTTTTGGAACCATATAACTTACCTAGTCAAGGAAACTTAATATTATTTAATGTGTCTGTACCTGGCTCAACACAGGGTATATTAGACCCAAATACTATAGTTCAAAATGGTGTAAGTTTCAATATGGTAGACAGTTTGGGTAATAGTCAAATATCTTATTTTTCAGGTCTATCCGCTAATAGTTTTTCAATATCATTTGGACAAGGAACTAATGTTGCAACATATACAGGTATATCAAGTTCTGTGGCGGTTTCTGATGAAGTGGTATTGCATGTTCCTTTATTCTCTGGTCTAACATTAGTTCAATCTGCAAGTTCAATATTTGACTTGAAAGAACCTGTTTGTATTACGTATGAACCTTTTCCACCACAATGTGATTGTAGTTTTTATCAAATAGGTTGGAATCCTTTGTCAGATACAACTTGGAATTGGACAAATTGTAATACAAATAATCCTGAAACTGTAACTCTATCAGGTAAAGATTTTAATAGAAGATTATGTGCAAAAACTGGCTCATTAACATCAGAAGATTTGATTCCAACACTTCTTTCGGAATGTTGTGATTTAAATTGTATTAGTTATTCGGGATATAATTCAAGTGTTTTTAGTCAGCGAATTTTATCTTATGTTGATTGTAATAGAAATTTTGTTGAATTGGAAATCCCAATTTTATCAGGTATCACATTTTGTGCAATAGAAAATTCTGTTACAATTGAAAATGTTGATATAACGATAACTAATTTAGGACCTTGTATATTATGAGTGTAATAATTGACATAACAGGACTTACAGGAACATCACCATTTAATGTGTATGTATGTGATAGTGGTTTTACATCATGCTTTTATGTAACATCACTTTTAGCACCAGGACAATTTATGGTTCCCGCTCCTTACGATAATTTATCAAGTTTTGGTGTTAGAATAATCGACGCAACTACTTGCTCAATAAACCAAGTTGTTACTAATCCATCACCATAAGAATATTTAAAATAAAATGGCTTGTAATTCAAATATATTAGGATTTAGTACAGTTTCAGCATCTGAAGCTTGTAGAAATTATTATGTTAATCCAATCCAATTTTATTTGGATGGATTTTTAAGTGATGACCCTAATTTAGTTTTAAATAAAATTATATATCAAGATAATAATTGTAGTGTACAAGGTCAAAGCGGGTATTATTCTGATGGTTTTTACGTTAGATTTTACACAACAAATAATTTACAACCTTCTGAAACTTGTGGAAAATCAACACTTTTTAGATATTGTTGTGATGGTAGATTATTCAATTTTGAAAATATAAATGAATTTTTTCCTGGTGGTTTACCACAAGGGATTTCGGTTTATTTGTCAGTAACAAATGAATTGAATCAATTTAATGGATGTTTTGAATCAGTTTTCGATAACGGAGATTCGGAAACTTACAATATTGTTGAATTATTGGGTGGACTTTATACAAATTGTCAAGTTTGTTTAAATATAAATGACCCAATATGTTATTTGTCAGCGGGAACATATGAATTTAAATCGTGTTTATCGGGTGATTCAAAATATTTTGATGTAACTACCGATTATTTATTTTATTCAGGTGCGGTTGTTGATTACAGTGGTGTTTGTTATTACTTACATTCAGCGTCAACATTACCTGGTGAACCTTCATATTCATCTATAACATATCAAAATTGTTCAGATTCAAATTGTTTACCCAAACCAACACCCACACCATTAACTTCTACTTATGCAGAATCTTGTTGTGGTGGTAAACTATATAAGTTGACATCAGGAGTACAAAGAAATATCGGAAATGTGTTTTCTTTACCACCATCTGATTTTTGTTATACAATTGTACCCGAACCGAATAATTTACCAAGTAATTTAGATTTTCTAAATGATGCAAATTTTATATTGGTTGAAAATTGTGGCTCTGTTGGTTGTCAAAAGTGTCCTGACCCACAATTAACTGGTCAAACAGCTAATGAGTGTGAACCCATAACTCTGTTTCCTTTGGGATTAACTTGTAATGTGGTTGACCCAACAATAGAAAATCCTTTTGGAGGTGTTTTATCATTAATAGTAACTGGCGGAACTTCACCATACACAGTTGTATGGACACCGGGTGGTACAGGAACAACATTATATAATCAACCTGCAGGAACTTATGTTGCAACTGTGACTGACTATTGGGGAGATTTTATTGAAAGTATTACTTGTACTTTAAAACTTCCAGTTGTATGTGATTTTAATGGTTCAATTACACCATTTATACCACCTACACCCACACCAACCCCAACACCTTCACCTACAGTTCCAATAACACCAACACCGGTACCAGTATGTTTTGAGTATGATATAGAAAATCCTACTGATGGTGATATAACATTGAATATTTCATTATGTATAGGTGGAAATTTACAAAGGGCCGAAGATGTTGTAATAAGCGCATTTACAACAACCACATTATGTGCATACGGAATACAAACACCATTACCTGCAGGATTAATCGTTAATGTAACAACAACACCCTGTTAAAAATATGAGCCAATATTTTACCATAACATTACCATCTAATAGTTCACCCGGACCTTATAATATTTATTATAATTTTTTGGGTTCAGGATTTTTAGCGCCGATTTACAATACACCAAACTTAGCGGAGAATATTACATTATCAGAATTAATTACAGGTGTAACTGTAGTTGTTCCTGATAATACAACAATAATTTATTTATATAATAGTTCTGAATGTGATTCAGCTCAAGAATTTCCTATAGAAACACCATTACCTGTTTATGATAATTTGTGTGTAAATTATATTTGTGGGAATAGTTTACAACAATTTGAATTTAGTTGGAACGGTAATGTTTATAATGGTAAACCAGTCTTTTCTGCAAGTGGTGGATATAACTTAGTTTGGATAACTGCAAATACACCTAATTATTGGGAAATAAGCGGATTTACGACTCCGATATTAAGGTCTAACGACCCTAGTATACCACCAATATCAAATTGGTATATTGTGGGACCACCTCCATGTGGTAGGGGTAATAATTCTGTCACCGCAACAAAAGGTAATTGTTCAGGTGCAAATATTTTACCTGTTATACAGATTAATAAAACAGACCCAACTTGTTTTAATCTTACAGATGGAGGTATTTCAGTTAATGTTTTAGGAGGAAACCCACCTTACACATATTCATTAGATGGTGTAAATTATTTTCCAAGTCCAATTTTTCCTGGTTTATCATCATCGCCATATGTTGTTTATTTGAAAGACATTTCGGGTAATGTATTCAGCCAATCTGTTGTTTTGACTGGACCTCCATCAACTAATTATCAAATGAATGTGAATCAAATAAGTTTTTCACAAATTGCTTCCGTAGGTAATAGAAAAAATTACCAATTAAATTATTCTATAACACCAAATATTCCAATACCACCATCAGCTTCGGTTAATTGTGATTTATTTTTGGAATATAATTTATCGTACACCCAACCTGGTTCGGCAAGTTTTTTTAGCTCTGGAAATACTTTTACCAAGAATGTAACAACTATAGTTGTTCCGCAAATTTCATTCACACCTTTAACATCTATTGGTAACAGTGCTTGTAATCCAATTTATGATGTATTTTTGGGACAAAATGTTCGTAAAACGAGTTTTGTTTATCAAAATGGTGATTCTTTAAGTGGAACTTGTATATTAGGTATAGATTCACTAACATTTGGAGCATCATCAGGACCATGTTTTACTGACGCTTCTATCAGTTTAAATGTTAGAGTTGAAGTAACTTCAGTTGATTGTGATTGTTGTTACGTAATTGGTAATATTTTAACAAAAAACATAAATGTTTCATACTTTTCATATCCATAATATTTATCCAATATGGCATACATAATTAAAAATACTTCGGGGTTAATTAATACAAGATTAACCGATGTTGGTAGAAGAAAATTATCACAAGGTGATTTTAATATAAAATATTTCCAAATCGGAGATTCCGAAGTTAATTACAAAGCGATACCTAATTATAACCAAACAAATAGTTTTATTTTGGAAGCCGCTTACAATGCCCAAAATAATGCTGGTTCACCACAGTCGAACAAAGGGCATGTCAAATATCCCTTTTATTTGAATGGTTCTTCAGGTAATACGTATGGTATTCCATTTCAGGATTCAAGAATTGATAGTGTATTTAATACCGCAGCTCCAAGAGGGTTCTTTTCAGGAGGACCGGGTTCTTGGACAGCAAAAACAACATCTTTAACCGCACCACTTATTCCACCGCCTTGTCCAACACAATATCCTGATGTTTTTACAATTTCGTCAAATTATGTAACAGATTTGTGTAATAAATGTTCACCTGATACAATTATATTAACACCTGATTTTTGTAGTCCAACAACTGGAACACCTCAAGTTGGTGATTTGGCGGTAATTTATTATGATGGTGAAGGTTCTTGTGGTGTAATTAATGGAAAAACATATCCAATTTTAACATATAGAATACAAGCAGTTAATGGTTTAGTTATAACTTTAGATAGACCTATATTGGATGTTGAAGGTTCTCAAGGTTGTCCAACAACAACTACTACGACAACATTTCCAGTAACTACAACCACAACAACAAATGGTGTAGGTTGTAATATTTTAACAGAATTGTCTGAACCATTATTAACTGAAGATTTGTTTAATTTAATATTGGAAGATTGTGTAATAACAACCACAACAACTTTCCCAATAACGACTACAACAACAACTTTGAATCCCTGTTGTTCTAATGCGAGAGTTTTAATTTACCCATCGGGTATGACACCATTTTATGATTCCAATACTCCACAATACTATTGGCCTAACGATGTAATAAACTTTGAGTCGATTTGTGATTTAGGTAATACTGATGTAAGAATTTGGAATATGAATATTCCTTGGACAGAAAGTCCGGCAGGTTTGGACAATATCGTTTATGAAGATTATACTCAGTATGGTTCTATAGATTATATTGGTAGTAAAGAATATTTTGGATATCAGACAAATTCTGCACAAACGTTTTTTATAAATGCGGCTCAACCATCGGCATTAACTGATACTTTTTATTATAATTCATTTGATGAAATTGTTGAAGTTCTACCAAATGAACAAAAAACAATTGCTATTTTACATTATACAAATAATGCTATAGATAGTTTTTATGGTGAAAAATTTGCATTAGAACCATATGACCCAGATACTTTGGATACCGTTGGATTTGCCAGAAATTTCAAAATCCATATACCTTGGTTGATGTGGCACAAATCCACAAAAGGAAGTATGGGTGAAACATTTTATGTTGACCCTCCAGGGTTTCAAGTTTTTGATGAAAGATATATGCAATCTGGTGTTAATCAGGATATGAATGACCCAGGTTTAAGGTATTATCACTTGTGGGATGTTTATGCGAATTCTGACGGTCAGCCAAGTAGAATTGGAAAAGTGTTCCCTGATTTAAAACAAATTGTAATTGATGACGAAGAAATAGTTGCGGCATTATCCTACAAGGCAGATAGAAACTGGACACTACCAGCACCAAAAGCAACTTTGGTAACACCAAATATTTGTGATGATTCTTCACCAATTGGTGTAATGAGTTCAGATACAGAATGTATGTTCATAACTTGGAGATTTGATACCCCTAATTTTACAAAGTCATTACATTCAAATTACTATACAAGAATTCAAGGACCTTCAAGTGGTTGTACTCAGGACACTCAGAATGTTGCTGTTAGATTTGGAAACGAATTTCCATTCTTAACTCAATGTTGTTTACAAGGATTCCAAGCAAATGGATTTAAGTTAATTGCTCAAAAAGTTTTATGTGGTCAAAGACCATCACCGAGCGCATGGAAAATAATTGATTATTCTATGGTTGTTACAGGTGGGACTGGAGGTCAATATATTTTACCTCAAGATATGGTGGCAAATACATTTGTAATTACAAAAGATTTGTATGATGCGGCGCCATTTTATGATTTGGGTGAATATATGAGTATACCGACATTGGCACAACCTGAAGTTTTAAACTTTGGTGATGAATATTTCTTTTATGGAAATTTGGAAACCGATATCCAAGCAACAATTTATGAAATGAGATATTTGTGTAATTTAACATATAATCAGTTTAATAATACATCAAATCCTACTTGGACTTCAGGAACAACACCATATATTACTGAAATAGGGCTTTACGATGACAAGAAAAATCTTATTGTTATTAGTAAATTGCAATCCCCTCAAGTTAGACAGGGTATTCAGCAGTTTTTAATAAAATTAGATTTTTAATTTATGGGTAAAAAAACATTAGAAAATAATCCAAAAGTCCTTGGATTAGATGTGTCAACGAAAACAATTGGATGGTCTCTATTTGACATTAAAACAAAACAATTATTAGAATTAACACACGTTTCACCAGTAATTAAGAAAAAAGAAATTTCTAAGATTGAGGAACTTTTTCTTAAGTGTGAAGTTTTCAAAACAAAGTTAGAATCCTATAAAAATTTGGGCATTACAAAAGTTATTATTGAAGAACCATTATTGAATTCAAATAATGTCTACACTATAGGAACATTAATGAGATTTAATACACTTATATCAAAAGAAATATATGATACTTTGGGAGTTGTTCCCGAATTTATATCAACATATAATTCAAGAAAAAATGCATTTCCATTTTTGGTTCAAGATAATGGAAAGGGTAAATTTGTATTGTTTGGTGGATATGAAAAGAATGCTGACAAAAAAGTTATTATATGGGAACAGGTCGCCAAAAGGGAGCCTCAAATTATATGGAGTTACACCAAAAACAACACAATGAAGAAAGAAAACTTTGATATGAGCGACGCATATACTTGTGTGTTGGGGTATATGAAACAAGAAAAAATTTGGTAATAGTTTGTTTTAATTCAAAAGTTTTATTATCTTTGTCGGATGGAAGATGAATCCGAAATAGTTTTAGGTATATTAGATGATATTCTCGGAAATCATAAATTACATTACCCATCCAAGGGGCAGATAAGTTATAACTGTCCTATATGTGATGAAGGTAGGAATAAGGGTAATTTGGAAATAAACTATTTTAAGTATGTTTACAAGTGCTGGAGTTGTGGTGATGTAAACGATATGCACGGACCTTTGGGTAAATTAATTGAAACTTACGGAAATAAAAAACAAAGGAAGATGTTTGATTTGGTTAAACCAAATGAAAACGAATATTATTCCCCGCCAAAACCAAAAATAAAATTACCTGAAGGATATACATTATTTAGTGAATCTAACCCTAAATATCCTGTTAGGAACGAAGCATATAACTATTTGAAATCAAGGGGTATTACGGATGAAATAATTGAAAGATATAAGATAGGATTTTGTGATAAAGGGGAACATATGGGAAGAATAATTGTTCCATCCTATAACAAAGATGGTGAATTGAATTATTATATATCAAGAAGTTGGAATCCCAAGTCAAAAGTTAAATACAAAAACCCTGAATCTCCAAAAGATGAAATAATTTTTAACGAATATCTAATCGATTGGGAAAAAGATATATATTTGGTAGAAGGGGTTTTCGATGGATTATTTTTAGAAAATAGTATCCCTATGTTGGGTAAACATCTATCAGAGTTACTACATAATACATTATATGAAAGGGCGAATGGTAGTATTGTTATATGTCTTGATTCCGATGCTTGGTCAGACTCTGTAAAATTATATCACTGCTTGAATGGTGGTAGATTATATGGTAAGGTTAAAATAATAAAATTAACAGGTAATAATGATGTTGCCGACTTGAGAGGAAATATTAGTGATTATTATTATGTAATAAAATAAAATTGACAATAATCACACTTTTTAATATATTTATTTAATATGGGACGAATTAAGAAAAAAGAAGAAGAAAAAAAAACTAAAGTATCTGTGGCATTAGAACCTGAGCTTTTAAGTTATTATAGGAATCTTCATATTAATTTGTCATCTTTAGTAAATAAATTATTAAAAGATTATCGTGAAAATGGACACAAAAATTTGTAAAAAATGTAATATTGAAAAATCTGTCTTGTTATTTTATAAACAAAAAAGAAATAAAGATGGTTATTGGAACAGTTGTATTGAATGTGAGAAAAAAAAATATAATGAAAATTCTTATATTGTAAAAAAAAGAGTAAGTGAATATAGAAAAAAAAACAAAGATAAAATTATTGAGAATAAAAAAAAATATTATTACGCTAACCAAGAAAGATTGTTAAATGAGAAGAAAATATATACAAAAAAAACTCGTGATTTGAGGAATAAAAAAATGTTTGAAAAATATCATTCCGACATCTTGTTTAAACTAATAACAAATCTGAGAGTCAGAACTAAACTTTTTATTAAAAGTTATGGTATGAGTAAAAATAATAGGACAATTGAAATATTGGGCGCTAATCCTGATATAATTAAAAATCACCTTGAAAGTCAATTTAAAGACGGTATGACTTGGGATAATTATGGATTTAATGGGTGGCATATTGACCATATAATACCATTATCTTCGGCAAAAACAGAGGAAGAAGTTTATACACTTTGTCATTATACAAATCTCCAACCATTATGGGCAAAAGATAATTTTAAAAAAGGAAAAAAAATATTATGGAATTAAATAAAATATCAGAAAAAATTAGGGAAGTATTATCAGATAAAAGAAAACAAATGGGTCTTACTTTTGAAGAAGATACCCATACTTACACAATGAAAGATTTGAAGGGTAAATTAAGAAATGATTGGCCCTCTGTAAGTAAAGTTATGAAACTTTTTTATGATGAGTTTCCCGCTAATGAAGTTGCGGAAAAGAAGGCTCAGGGTGACCCAGTTGAAAAACAAAGATTATTAGATGAATGGGCAAAATCGGGAACATATTCAACTAATATGGGAAGTAGGGTTCACTACCTTTTGGAAAAGAAAACATTAGAAATGTTCGGGTTGGAAAAAGAAGTTAGACAACCAATTTTCGAATGTGACTTTACTCAGATATTGAAAGGGGATAGTATGATTACTGCAGGTACAAACTATCTCAAATTGTTGAAAGAAAGAAATGCGGTTCTGTTAGACACTGAAATGGTATTAGGTCATCCTAATTTGGGATATACCGGCCAACCTGACAAAGTTTGGTTGATTGAAAATAAAGAAAAAAATGGTTTTGGTATTTTTATATCTGATTGGAAAAGTAATAAGCCCAAAAACTTTGAGGTTAATCAGTTTACCAAAAAAATGAAACCACCATTTCATAATTTACCTGATAACGCTTTGGGTCACTATTACACTCAGTTACCTTTTTACGGAAAGTTATTGGTTGAAATGTTAAAAGGAACAGAATTTGAAAACTTAAAAGTATATGGTTGTATCGTCACCTTATTAAAAGAAGATGGAACTTTCGAAGAATTCAGAGTCCCTAAAGATACTTTAAATACAATTATGACAATGGATATTAAACAATATTTGACAAAAAAAGGAAAATAAATTATAATTAAAAAAAAATATTTATGCAAAAAGAAGTAAGTATCAGTTTGAAGGATTCTCCTGAAGTTATTTGTGATAAATGCCAAAACAAATACTTTGAAGAAGTAACTATGTTTAGGAAGGTATCTAAATTATTGACAGGAGCAAGTAACGACACCTTTGTTCCAATCCCAACTTATAGGTGTACGGAATGTAAACACGTAAGTAAAGAACTAAACCCATTCGAAGAAAATGAATAATATGAATTATAAGGATTTTTATTTTTGGATGTCTGGATTTGTTTCTGCCAAATCTGAATTAAATAAAGAAGATTTGAAAACAATTCAGATAATGTTGGGTAAAGTTAAAGAAGAATGTATAAAAGCCACTCCTGATTACCCAAGGACATACACAATACCTTTTAACCCAAGTAAATCGGATAATCCATACTATGTTGGAAATAGGGTTGATTGGGAAAACAATAATGAAAAAGGATATTAATATGATAAAAAAACTTGTACATTTCTCTGATTTACATATCAGATTATATAAAGACCACGATTTATATCGTAGAATATTAACTGATATGTTAGAACAGTTCAGGGAAATTAAACCAGATAGAATTGTCTTTACAGGGGATTTAGTTCACTCAAAAAATCAAATGACTCCTGAGTTGGTTGAGTTTATTGGATGGATTTTAACTGAATGTTCTAAAATTGCAAAAACAATATTGATACCTGGAAATCACGACTTTCTTGAGAGTAATATGACAAGATTGGATGCCATCACTCCTGTAGTTGAAAGTTTAAATAATCCTAATATTGTATATTATAAGAACAGAGGGGTTTATGAAGATGAAAATGTTTCTTGGTGTGTTTATTCTTTGATGAACCATAATATCCCTCCTGACATTTCTGATGCTAAAGGGATTAAGATTGGTTTATTTCATGGACCAATACAGAATTTAAAAACAGATTTGGGTTATGACTTTGGTGACCATGCATATGATGTTAATAAATTTATAGGGTTAGATTTTGTTTTATGTGGTGATATACATAAAAGAGCAATTTTTGACATTCCGAATGGTAAAAAAGGAGCGATGATTGGCTCAACTTTACAACAAAATTACGGTGAAAACTTAAAAAAACACGGTTACGGAATTTTGAATGTTGAAACTATGGAATATCAAACTAAAGATTTATTTAATCCCAAACCTTTCTTATCTTTTAAAATAGCTTCATTTGAAGATATCGAAAATGGAAAAGAAAAACTCACAAACGCTTAATATTGATAAAAAATATCTTGAAGATATTCAAAAATTCTGTGAATTAAATAAAATAGAAGATTTATCAGTTTTTGTGAATCAGTGTTTCAAACAGGGTTTTGACATCAAAAAGTACGGGTTACTTAGTGATGATGAAAATATTAAAATTGTTGAAAAAGAAATTATCAAAGAAGTTCCTGTTGAAGTTGTTAAGGAAGTACAAGTTATAAAGGAAGTTCAGTTACCACCGATAGAAGTTGAAGTTATCAAATATGTTGATAGAGAAGTAATTAAAGAAATTCCTGTGGAAAAAATTGTCGAAAAAATAGTAAATATTTCCGACAAAAGTGGTGAGAATGAACTGTTCGGAAAAATCGAACAGTTGGAAAATGAAATGTCTAAAAAAGATGAAGAATTAGACATTTTAAAGAAAGATTTAGACATTCTTAGACATTTAAATACGGAAAAACCAAAAAACGACAAGTCACAAATGTTACAGGAAACACTATCAAAAGTAAGAGCTGAAAGTTTAAAAAAAGATGAAAAAATTAAAGAATTAGAAGAAAAAATAAATAAAATAAACAATCAACTTGGTAATACAAAAGCAATTTATCACCAAGACTCAAATTTAAAAAACAATTTATGAGACTAAAAGAATTATTAGAAGAAATTTTTAGGGAAGAATCTCCTAAAGAAAACAAATTCGGTATCCTTGATGATACTCTATATGGTGAAGAACAATTAGAAAAGTACAAAGAAAAGTTATTACAATGTGAAGAATTTTCTGAATGTACTGAGTTGAATTTTTTGAAAACACCAACTTTGATGATTGATGATAAACCAATGATAGTACAAAGTTATAAATTATTAGAGGGGCAAAAATTTAAAGGTAAAGGATATTTGTTATCTGTTACGTTAACACCAGAAATGTATGACCCAAATACAATGTATGATATTATTAAAGATGGTGCTTCCATTACTCCAACTGTTTATGACCCGAATACTTTTGAACCATACAAAAAAATTATTTTACAATTCAGCCCTGATAGAAAACAAGATGGAATAACTAACCATGAAGCTGTTATAAGACAAGAGTTACACGATTTATTGGATAAAGTATTGGATAATCCTGATACATTTAGGATAAAAGGAGTTAGAAGTGTTTTAGTTAGGGGTATTTTTGAACGAAATGAGATTGTTAAAGAAGTAGAATCACCAAAATATTTGATTGGTAATATTGATACAGAACCTAAATATGCTCAAACATATTATTGGGAAAAAGAAACCAAGAATGGTGAAATTAGTATGAAGTTGGTTCATAAGAATATCCCAATTGAATTAGTTGATAAATATGAAAAAGAACTTGGTAATAAAAAGTTGGATGTTACCGAAGAAGAAATAAATCAATTTTTAGAAAAAAATAAAATATGACACAACTATTAATTTGGATTTTAGTTGCTTATGGAATGAGTAACATTATCGTTTACGGTAAAATTTTTAATAAACAAAGAAATTGGATACATAGACAAGCGGACACTGAAAATATTTTTCAATCATCAATATTCGGTTTTATATCTGAACTTATATCTTGCATGATGTGTACATCAGCGTGGACCGGATTTTTTCTATCCTTCACTTATTTTTCACCATCATTTGAATTATTAAATGCAAATTACTATTATTCAATATTCATAGATGGAATGTTAGCTTCAGGGGCTGTTTGGGCAATAAACGCTATTGTTGAATGGTTCGAAGAAAACAGACCAAATACTAATCATTTATAATAAAAATTACTATGCCAAAGTCAAAAAACAGGAAAAATCACAAAGCGAAAGTTGCACAACGAAACAAAAAACTTAATGATATGAAAAAACAATATCAGAAGTTCTATAGTGATGTTATGACAAAACAAATTGAGTTACTTAAAGAAAAGTATGCTCAGTTGAGTGGTGAAACAGAAAACAATTCAGAAAAAAAAGAAGATTAATATGTTTGAAAATTTTGAAAATCCATATATACAAGTTGTTTGGGAAGATACTCCTGAAAATTTTACACAAGAAAGAATTAAAAGTGTAAAACAATATTTTCAGAAAAAGTATCTTTCAAACAATGTTAATATTATTACGAAAGTAAAATCAGTTAAGGACGATGTATTACAAACTGTTGATGTATCCACGAATATTATGGATAAGAATTACCAGTTGGAGTTAGTTAAATCATTCCTTGCAAGTAAAAATCAACAAGATATTACTGAAGAAATTATTAAGTTTGATGATGTTGTAAACAATAAGGTTTTATCTGAAACCGATGATGTATTGGCATTTAAAAAATGGTATATAAAGAAAATTGAATTCAGTAACTTTTTATCTTATGGTGAAAATCAAGTAGTCGATTTTACTAAACTAAATGGTATTGTTGCAGTAGAGTCTGACCCTCCGAATTTTGGTGGAAAATGCGTTAGGTATAATACGGATATTGAAATTGATTTTGATGTTGATTACATCGTAAGTAAGTTAGGATTTTTACCCGATGAACTAAAAAAATAAAAAAAAAACATTTCCCTTTTTAGTTTGGTGGTGATATTTATAAATAAACGACTATGGGAAAAATTTATAAATTTAATGAAGAACAGATTAAAGACATTATTAATCTTTATGTTAATGAAATGAAATCGACTAGATATATTTCGAAAAAATACGGCGTCGATAATTCTGTTATTGTTAAGCGTTTAAGGGATAATAATGTCGAAGTCGTTAATGGTTCTGCGTTTAGTGTTAATTATTGGGTTAAACGAGGATTGAGTGAGGATGAATCAAAACTAAAGGTTAAGGAAATGAAACCTAATTTAGTTGAATATTGGATAAGTCGAGGATTTTCGTTTGATGAATCTAAATTAAAAACTGAATTACATCTAATGAATACTGAAAGAGCTTTTATTTATAAGTATGGTGAAGATGAAGGTGTTAGATTATTTAGAGAAAAGAAAGAAAAAGAAGGTAAATTAAACTCGCCAAGAAGTGTTGAATATTGGGTTAATAAAGGGTATTCGATTGAAGAATCAAAAATTAAAGTCTCCGAAATTCAAGGTACATTTAGTTTAGTTAAATGTATTAAAAAATATGGTGAAGAAGAAGGTAAGAAAATATTTATTGAAAGACAAAAAAAATGGCAAGAATCACTATATAAGAGCGGTAATTTAAAGTCAGGATATTCTAAAGTATCCCAAGAGTTGTTTTTTGAATTGATAAAGCATTATGACAATATAGAAAACTTAAATTACATAATGTTTGCAACAAAGGGAGGTGAATTTGTATTAACAAGCGTCGAAGGGTTTTATCGTTATGATTTTACAGATTTGTTAAATAAAAAGATTATCGAATATAATGGAGATAACTATCATGCTAATCCTGATATTTTTTTAACTACCGATACACCAAATCCTTTCCGTAAAAGCATAACGTCTGAAGATATTTGGAAAAAAGACGAGATTAAAGTTAAATTAGCCAATAAATATAATTTCGAAGTGTTGGTCATATGGGATTCAGAATATAAAAATAATAAAGAAAAAGTTATAAAAAAATGTCTAAAATTTTTAAAAAATGAAAATTAAAATAGGGAAATTACATGAAATATACCAAAAATATGGTGATTTAGGGTTTAAAATAAAAACCCCTTATGGTTATAAAAATATTGAATGGTGTGGTATTACCGAAAAAAACGCTGACATATATAGATGTGACCTTGAAAATGGTATGTTTGTTGAAGGTGCTGACTACCATAAATTAAAAACATCAAATGGTGAATTTGTAGTTCTTAAAAACATTCAAATTGGGGATATTATACAGACTATTGATGGTAATAGCACTGTAAAGAGTATTAATATGTTGGAAGAAAAAGACACTCTTTATGATGTGCAAGTTGCTGAAGTCCATCAATACTATTCTAATGGAATAGTTTCACATAATACAGTCCTTAGTGTTGACCTTTTAATGTTTTTATTTTTTAATACAACAACAAAAACAACTAAAGCAGAAGAAATCTTCAATAGATTTACAGACAAAGATAAGGTAACTGTAAAAGGGGAAATTTCAATTGATGGTGAAGATTATTTGATTGAAAGAACAATTGAAAGAAAAAAATCAAATAAAGGTGATTGGAATGTTAAAACTAATTTGGATTTCTTTAAGATATTACCAAATGGTGAATTACAAAACTTCACTGGTGAACAAAGAAGGGAAACTGAAAATTTCATTAAGAAATCAATAGGTGAAGAAAATGATTTTCTTATGACCATTCTTACAACTGCCAGTAATTTGGAAGATTTGATTGAATCAAAACCAACTGCAAGAGGTCAGGTTATATCTAAGTTTTTAGGATTAGAATTTCTCAAAAGAAAAGAAGAAGCCGCCAAAGAACTTTATTCAACCTTTTCTAAAGGTATGATAAGTAATGTTTATTCTACAGAAAAACTAAAACAAGATAATGAAAGTTTTGAAGAAGATAATTCTAAACTATCGGGAAGAAATAAGGAACTTGAAAATCTTATCATAGACGTTAAGGCTAGATTGGAAAAAGGACAACAATACAGAGATGACCTTTTATCAAAAAAGTATACAGATATTGACCAAGAAATTTTATTAATAAATCCTGACATTTTGTCAGGTGATATTAAAAATTGTCAGTTGAAAATACAAGAAACAATTGATAAGATAAATGAAGTTAATGTGGTTGAACCAAGTTCTTTTTATTATGAAAGTGACCACGATAAAGTTAAAGAAGAACTAGGTGAATCTTATCGAAAGAAAGTTGAAGTCGCTGAAAAAATTAAATCTATTGAGGCTCTAAAATCTTCTGTTTCAGGTGGTATTAAATGTGAACACTGCGGAATTGATTTGATGATGGCAACCATTACTAGCTCCAAAATAGCCGAACTTGACGGATATATCACGCGTAAAGAAGAGATAGACCAGTTAATGCAGGATTTAGTTAGCAAAGAACAAAGTTTTACACAATTAAAAAAGGAATTTGATGAATATGAAAAAAATAAGTTAATCAAAGAAAAACTTGAAATAACTAAAGAATCTTGGGAACTCAAAAATGAACAATTAACTAAAAAACTTGATGATTTTTACAAAGTTGAACAAAAAATTGAACATAATAAAAAAATAGAATCTCAACTAATTAAAGCATCTTTAAGGATGGATGAACTTAATCAGGAATTATCAAAGTATGATAGAGAATTATCGGGTAACGAAACCCAAATAAAAAATAATAATGAAAAAATCAAAAAGAATTTAGAAATTATTATTCAAATTCAGAATGAATATGAAAAAGAAAAAATCTATAAGATTTATTTGGAAGTATTCGGAAAAAATGGTATAACTAAATTGATTATGAAATCAATGATTCCATTAATAAACTCTGAATTACAACGACTTCTTGAAGATAGTTCCTATTTCAGATTAGAAATTAGAATATCTGATAAAAATGAAGTTGAATTTTGGATGATAGATAATGGTACGGGTATAGAAAAACTTATGGTTAGTGGTTCAGGATATGAAAGAACGATTGCATCATTAGCATTAAGAGCAGTTTTAAGTAAAATATGTTCTTTACCAAAACCAAACATAATAGTTATGGATGAAGTTTTTGGAAAGATATCAAATGAAAATTTGGATATGGTTGGTGAATTTTTCCAAAAGATTAAAGAATATTTCGAAAAGATATTTGTTATCACACATAATCCTCTTGTTCTAAACTGGTCTGATAAAGTTTTGAAGGTCAGTAAAGAAAATAATATATCAAAGGTAATACAGTAAAATGCAGAAAAGAGCTATTAGTGGTAAAGTATTCGAGGAAGAAATTGCTAAAAAGTATGGTAAAAGGGTGTCCAAATCACCTAAAATTAGTTGGAATGGTATTGGTAGAACAAATTTAGATAAAATAGTTAATTTAAATTTTGATGAAAATCTTTTTTACCCAACTGAAAATTCTAAGTTTTTTAAACACGATTTGGTTGGATTCGATGGTAAATTTTATGAAATAAAAAAGTATATCACACTCGATTTAAATAGTTGGAAATTATATTCGGAACCAATTTTAAAAATAAGCACAAAATCGGCTTTAGAATCTGTAATAAAAAAGTTTGGTGGTGGCGATTTACAAAAGGCTCAAACAATTTATAATGATTTTATTCATAGGTTATTTAAAAAGTTAACTGACGATGGAACTCTTGAAAAAATTAAAAATGAAATGATTAAAAATATAACCGGAATGTTCATAATGGATGACTATAAAAAAATCGAAGAATTAGAATTTAGATGGGTTATAATAGATTCTGCATGGAAAGGGTTTAATCGAATAACATTACAATTCAAATTAAAATAAGATGTTTTATTATTACGGACGAAAAGATAGGATTGCGAAAGAATATCCTGAACCAAAATTTGATACAATTATTGAACCATTTGCAGGTTCTGCGGCATATAGTATGAAATATCATACCAAAAATGTGATATTGGTTGAAAAAGACCCAAGAATTGCTTCTGTATGGAATTATCTTATTGGTGTAAGTCCTGAAGAAATACTTTCATTACCTTTGTTAGAAAAAGGTGAATCATTGAATAATGATAAATTTAATTATTTGAGTGAAGAACAAAAAAATGTAATTGGCTTATTTCTTAATCCGGGTTCAGCTCAACCAAAAAAATCGCCAGGAAATTTTTGTGCGTGGAGTGAAAAAAATAGGTTAAGATTATCTGAAGATGTTATTAAAGTAAAGCATTGGAAAATAATTAATGATGTTTATCAAACATCGCCAGATATTGAAGCCACTTGGTATATAGACCCACCGTACCAAGGTAATGGGGGTCAATATTATAGATTCGGTAATAAAAATTTCAATTATGATGAACTCAGAGAATGGATTTTGAATAGAAAAGGTCAAATAATAGTTTGTGAAAATTCTGAGGCAAATTGGATGGATTTCAAACCTTTGGTAGATATTAAAGGTCAAAAAAGAAAAACAAAAGAAGTAATATTTTATCTAGAAAATTTGTAATTGAAATAAAAAATACTACCTTTGTGGTATTAAATTCAATATGCAAACATTCTTACCTTATTCAGATTTCATCGAATCAATGAAAGTATTAGATTCGAAAAGATTAGGAAAACAACGAGTTGAAGCTTATCAAATCTTAAATGTTTTATTAGAGCGACCACGAAAAGATGGAAAACCTTATAAAGGTTGGGTAAATCATCCTTGTGTCAGAATGTGGCGTGGGTATGAAGACGCTTTAAAAGTTTATATCAATGTATGTATTGATGAATGGAAAGAAAGGGGGTTCAAAAACACCATGCAATATGAAAGACCATCTACTGACGATGTTTTATTTCCTAAATGGTTAGGGGATGAAAGGATACATTCTTCACACAGGTCAAACCTGCTTAGGAAAGATAAAACTTACTATTCAAAGTTTGGATGGGAAGAAACAAGCGATATTGAATATTTTTGGGTATAATTTTTGATAACTAATAATAATAAATTAAATACATGAGAGAAAAAAACACGGGCATTCCATTTAATCAAGAAGAAGTTTACACTTATCTAAAAGAATTAAGAAAAATTGACGTAATGACTCCTGAAAGGGAAAGGGAGTTATCCAAACTTATGACATCAAATAATCTTTCTGATTTTGAAAAGAAAAAAGTTGAAAGGGAAATTGTTGAAGGTAATTTAAGATTTGTGATAACAATTGCGAAACAGTATCAAAATCAAGGTTTAGATTTACCTGACTTAATTGCCGAAGGTAATGTTGGTCTATTGAAAGCAATCAAAAGTTTTGATTGGACTAAAAATCTACGATTTATATCTTATGCGGTATGGTGGGTTAAACAATCAATTTTACAATCACTTAATGAAAATGCAAGAACAATCCGACTTCCAGTAAATGTTGTTCAGGAATTACAAAAGGAAAAAAGAGAAGTTGATAAAGGACTTATTGAATTATCTGATAAATTCACCAATTTACCATCTGTAATCCAATTGGACAAAACAATCAATGAAGATGGGGACACTCTACTTGATGTTATCATCAATAATGATGCGGATATGCCTGATAGTATCTTTAACACAAAAGATGTTTTAAAAGAAAAATTACGTGAAGTTCTTAATATCCTTGATGACAGAGAAAGGTCTATTATTGAAGATTATTTTGGACTATCAGGCACTCCGAGAACATTAGAAGATATTGGTGATGATTTTAATTTAACGAAAGAAAGGGTACGTCAGATAAAGGAAAAGAGCCTTAGAAAGTTACGAAACGAAAGTTCAGTCCTTTTTGAATATCTCTAAAAAGTTAAAAAATGGGTTACAATACGTAATCCATTTTCTTTTTTTCAAAATCATATTATTTATTATATAAAAACAATTATGAAAAACATAGAAAAATTTATGCCAATTATTGTTATCGTATTCTGTATGATGACTTTATTTAGAACCTGTGGTGTTGGTTCAGATATAAAAAGAACCAATAAAAGATTAACAGAAATTGAAAGTAAGATTGATAGTTTGAATAAAATTACTATCACAGAAGAAAAATTAAAAAATAAACTTGAAACTACAATTATGTGGGAAACATTGGTATTAGAAGAATTGTCGGACAAACAAAAAATGCCAATTAATCATTATAAAAATCAAAAATAAAAATGAAATCTTGGATTAAAAGAAATCTAAGAAACATTATAACTACAAGTTTTATCATTCCGATATTACTTGTCGCTTTTGTTTCTATTTCGCATGTAACTTCATTTTATGGTATATCAAATCCATTTTCATGGGCGATTTATTTATCTGTTGCGATAGAAATTGCCGCAATTTCCGCTCTTGCCGGTTTGTCAGTTCGGATGGGTAATTTTATATATATACCATTTGGTATTGTAACTTTGGTACAATTTATCGGAAATATTTTCTTTTCTTTTAGTTATATTGATGAAACAAGTCAAATATTCAAAGATTGGATGGAAATGACCGGAACTTTATTAGAACCCATTGGAATTGAGTCAAATGATTTTGCGGCACATAAAAGAATTTTGGCTTTGTTTAGTGGTGGTATGTTACCACTAATATCATTAACATTTGCGCATATGTTAGTGAAATTTTCTGATTCATTTGAAGACGTAAAGAAGGAAGAAATTATTGCTGAAAAAATTGATATTGATGTGATAAGCACTGAAGCAGGAAAATTGGAGGCTAAAATTGAAGAACAAAGATGGGTTCCAACAGAAGAAGAAATGAATAAATTATCTGAATTGTTAGAAAAAAAAGCTCAAGAAGAAATTATCACAACTACAACAACTGAAGAACTGATAAAGTTGGAGCAGAAATTAACAGAAATTCAGAAACAAAAGTTTGATTCCTTAATTGAAACAGAAGAAGAAACTACCACAACCACGACCACAGAAGAACAAATTATAACAACATCAACAACAATTGAACCTGTAACCACAACTACTACAAAAAATCCTTTGGGTGAAAACATCAAAAGGTTAAATTATTTAAGTAGGGATACTAATGCTTAAAATAGAAAAAATAGAGGGGTTTAATAATTTTAAATCCGTTGATAGAAAAACACAAGTTATTTTATCTCACACATCAAGGGATATAAAAAATTATATTTTAAGTTTGAAACACAGAAATAATGGGGAATATAAAAAAGTTCCCCATTATGTTATTAGTAAAAGTGGTGTTGTTTTTTCATTAATGGATGACTTATGTTATTCCCAATATTATGGTGATGAAATTATAGATAAAAACGCGATTCACGTAGTTTTAGAAAATCTTGGGTGGTTTGATAAAATACCGGCAGAAAATTCATTCATTAACTGGATTGGTGATATTTATAAAGAAAAAGTATTTGAAAAGAAGTGGAGAGATTATTTCTTTTGGGATTATTACACAGATGAACAGATAAATTCCTGTATAAATTTATGTAATAATATATTAGAAAATAACTCCATAGATAAAAAGTTTATAGGACATAATATTAAAGTAGATGGTATATCAAAATTTGTGGGAATAGTTAATAGAAGTAATTTTAATACTTTTTATACTGATTTGAATCCATCTTTTAAATTTGAATATTTTAAAAACCAAATAGAAAATGAACCAATACGATGAAATAAAAAATTTACTAAATAAATCCAAAAATCTTTTCAAAGATAAGGATAGTAGAGTTAATGAAATTGATAACATAAGAAAAAAATATTCATTAATTAGTGAACAGGATGATGATAAAAGATTAAATCTTGGTCAAGATGTTGAAGATAATATCGAAGATGAATTTGAAAGTCCTGAAGACAAAAAACAATCTTATAGAATATCTAATGGGGTAATGACTATTCACGGTAAAGAATCAAGAGATTTAGAAATTACTACAGAAGATAAACAAGCATTCCAAGAAACTATGGAAGAATTTGTTGATACTGTTTCAGATTTGGCAGAATTTGAACCATTAAATATATATAAAAACGATGTTCAGTGGGGAGGTAAAATAATTGATTTGGATATTGAATTTTTCTTTTCAATAGGAGAAAATAACGGAATTTATGTTAATAGTACTATGACTAAAATAGATGAGAATTATTTGGAAATGTTGGAAAAACTTAAAGTATTTTACGAAAAATTTAAATCAAAATGGGCTAAGGTTCTTAGTTCAAGAAAAAAAACATTAGAAAAAAAATAATACAATATGAATACGTCAACAAAAGATATGTTTAAAAAAAGTATGGAGCAGGCATTTGCAGAAACAGGTGTTTATGGTCAAGGTTCTGAAGGTTTAAGAGCCGCAGACGAAATGACTTTATCTTTAAAAGAAGATGAAAAAAATAAAAAAAACAAAAAATCACCTGTTATAAAAAAACCTGTAAAAACTGGTATAACTAATAAACTAGTTACAAAACAGGGTATGAATTTACCTATTGGAAAATTAACATCATTAAAAGGTAAAATGGAATCTAAGGAAGCCACTGGTTCAGGCTCTGCTGGTGGTTATGTTCCTGCTTTAGAAACAAAAGAAGAAAAGTTGAAGGGTGGAAAAGCTGATAATAAAACATTTGAAGATTTGGTAAATAAAAACAAACGTAAAGGTAAAGATATCAGTATTGTTGAAAAAGAATTAAAGAAACAACTTAATAAAGGTATGAAAGTTGAAATGGAGCATACTGATGATAAGAAAAAGGCTAAAGAAATTGCTATGGACCATTTATTTGAAGACCCTAAATATTATGACAAGTTAGAAAAAATTGAAAAAGTTGAAACCAAAGAAGCGACAGGTACGGGTTCTGCAGGTTCTTATGAAACAACATCTATTTGGGCTAAATCAACTAACAAAAAAGATTGGAAGGGTGCAAGAAAACCATTATATAAAGGTGGAAAATTTGTAACAGTTAAAAAGAAATGTAAAACTTTCCCATATTGTAATCAAGGTGACATTAAGGCTTTGAAAATTTATGAAAATAAGGTAGTTCAGAAAGTAATTCAAAAAATTTCAAAAGAACACAACATAAGCGAAAATGTTATCAAAGCGATTATTCAAAATCAATTAGAAAATAATCGAATTATTATAAAATAACAAATATTTATATATAAAAAAATGAAGAAATTATCTGAAAATTTAGAAGAAAGAGCAAAAGATATTGTTAAAAAAATATCCAAAGAAGTTAAGGAATGGGACGGACAAGTTACTTTGGGGTATTCAGATAGTGGGGCTCCCACTTCATTGTATTATGTAGAAGGTGAAACAACTGAAGAATTAAAAGGTAAACAACATAAATTAGATGTTGCAGAACCCAAAGGTAAAATAACTGCGGCAGATTTTAAAAAATTAAGAACTATGAAAAAGTCAAAAATGAATGAAAAATGGGAAGGTGATGTTGAAGTTGAAAAATCAGGGGAATATGCTGATATGTCAATTGAAGAAATAAATGCCGCAATCAAAAAATTAAAAAAACAAAACGAAAAATATAAAGAAGAAGACAAAAAAGTTCCTGAAAAAAACAGAACTAAAATGAGTCAATTATATTTTGCTAAAAGAGCAAAACAAGGTTGGAAAGGTAAAGGTAAGGCAAAAGTTGGTGAAGGTGAAATGGAAGAAGGTAATGCTTTTTCAGGAGCGCTGGCTAAAGCTAAAGAAGAAGGAAAAAAAGAATTTACTGTTGATGGTAAAACTTATCCGGTTAAAGAATCCAAAAAGAATATTTTAACATTGACTGAAACTGAATTAGTCGATTTGATTGAAAGAATTGTTAATGAACAAACTGCTAAGGGTTTGGCAGTAACCAATAAAGTATTGGCTCAGGATAAAAAAGAAAATGATGATTATTTAAAATCTGTGGCTAAAAAAATGAAAGATTATTTAAAAGACGGTTCAAAAGGAACTTATGCCCCTGATGGGTCAGAGTTTCCAAAAAGTAATTATCAATTGGCAAAAGACGCTAAAATAATGAAATATAACCCATCTGAAGCGGTGGATGAATATATTGAAGCTTTTTCTTATCCTGGTCAAACAAATCTAAGATTTGATGAAATACAACCTGATGATAAGAAAATTGAAAAGTATCTTAAAGGTGACAAAACTACAGGTAATGCTGTAACTGATGAAAAGGGTAATGCTTTAGGTAATGTTGTCCCAAGTAAAGTTGGTGACAGATTTATGAAAAATTACGAAGAAAATCTTTATGGTGCTGAACAAGCGGACGCTTCATACAAAAGACAATCACAACCCGTTGATGTTGCTGGTGAAACAAAGAAAACAGGAAAACTTAAGAAAAAATCTTCATCTACAGCTAAATCAAGTAAAATTTTGAACCAATTAGAATCTACTGAAGAATCTAAAAACGAAGTTCTTAATGAAGAATTTGATAGAATGAAAAACTTAATGGGTTATAAGAAAAAGACTCAATAATATTCATTTTACATAACCTTACCTTTATTATTCTCTAAATGGAGAATTTAAGTAATTGGTTGAACAAACCATTAGATTTTGAAGAAGTTGAACTTTGGTTTAATGCTAATAATATCATATTAGAAAAAGTTGACTTATATTATGATTTTTCTATTTCACTATTATCTTTAATGAACAAAACATATTTGGGATTTAGTGAAGGTGAAAACGAAACAAAAATAAGATTATCTGAAGAAGATAATTTAAATCATTTCAATTGGTGTTGGGGTAAAACAGTCGAAAATTTCAAGAAAGAAAATATATTATTTGAAATAGATGGGGAACACTACCAATATTTTGAAACATTTTTTAAGGATATATTTTATAACGAAAAAAATTCTATCGTAAGAGAAGGTCTAAATAAATTCTTTCACGACCTATTCAATATCAAAAAGACATTTACTAAGGCAGATTTGGATTTATTAACAGATTTGTACAAAACAATGGAAAAAAACACGATTCATAGGTAAAATAAAGTTGACTTCCTAATTTTTACTTGTTATTTTTAAACTAAATAAAATTTATAATTTATCTAAAAAAAAATGGAAACTACACCAACACTGGAGTTAATTAAACAGAAAACAGAAGAACTTTCAGCTGACACAACCAAGTTCTATAAGGGTAATAAGAGCGCCGGAACAAGAGCAAGAAAACAAGCTCAAGAATTGAAGGCTTTGTTACAACAACTTAGAACGGAAATCATTGAAGAAAGAAAGAAGTAATATGAATATTTTGGAGGATATTAAGTTACTGATTTTTATTTTTTGTTGTTTATCAACTATCAGAATTTTTTTGAAAACAATTAGTTCCCTGCTACAAAATCCTCCAAAACAACTTATTTTAAGTAGCGGGGAACTTTTATTTTATGGAATAACCATTTCTTACTTATTAACGTACATTATAATTAACTTAAGATGAATTTTTACGAACAATTAAATATTATATTTCCTTACCTATTTTCAATAAGAAAACTTGAAAATTATTTATGTATTGATGTTGAGTTACCTAATACTTGGAAACTACCAAAGAAATATGTTGATGAAAAACAAGTCATGGAACAAAATAGTGGAAAGGAAAATGTAAGATTAATTTCTTTTGTTTCTGAATTTGAATCTGACGCAATTAATAAGTTGTTTGAAAACATAAAAGGTATTATAAATTGGAATAAAGAAAGGGAAGAAAAAGAACAGTTATTTAATTCAAAAGTTTCCGAACTCAAATCATTCTTCGAAAAACAAAATTTAATTAATTTAAAGAATCTAGAATTTCAAATAAAAAAACCTATAGAAATAGAGGAAGATGAACCACAGTGAAAAGATGCTGAATTGGTTGGAAAGGGAAAAGAATAAAGACAGAATAGAACTTGAACAATCAAAACAAAAACTTATCCAACAAATAAAAAAAGAAAAAAATATTTTACCACAACCTAAAAAAATAACATTATGGCAGAGACTGAGAAAAGTATTGATAGGGTATTAATTCCTTTAGCTGATGCGGTTGATATTTTACAAAAAACATTAATTGGAAAAACATTTGTTGTAAATCAACTCGACAAGGAGTCATATGACAAAGTTAGAACTTTATTTAAACAAGAAGAAAATACTAGAAACTTTGTTGTAGATATTTCAGGTGTCGAATTTATTTTCGTTCTCGATGAGTAGTTTTTTTACGATATAACATTTTGATATTATACCCCTGCTCAATCAAATTTTTATAAATATATTTCTTTTGTGGTGTAGAAGTATCAATTACAACCATAATATCTTTCCTACCATTATTAAGTGAATATTTGGACACACCATCTAAGAACCTTAAAGATTCTAATTCGTCTTTACAAGAAAACAAAGTGTATTTATCATCTTTCTGAACAACAATTTTATTGTTAATACTATAAACTACTTTAAGTTCTTTAAATTTCAAATAGTCATTGACAAAATCTAACAAAGTAACTTTTTTTTTCTTTTTAATGTCAAAGATTTTTTCAGGTATTTTATATGGTTTTACATCGATAATAGAAAACTGGTTTGTATCAGTAACAATCTTAACATTTCTACCTAATTCATCCACTTTGAACAATTTTGGTTGTCCAGTTTGGTTATCTTCAACCAACAATAATTCAAATTTTATCGGTTTAGTATTTTTTATTTGAACATCAAAATAAATCTTTTCAGATTCCTGATATTTTTTATCAAAAAACTTTTTTGCTCTATCATAAGATTTGAATGTTTTTAATTTCTTATATAGAACTTTATTTTTGAATATGTGTATGTGATAAAGACCCAATTAATTAAAAAATATTAATTTTATAAGTTCAATAGTCCCATAAATTGATGTTGCGAATATATAACCACTAATAATCAGACCTAATCTAAATTTTTTTATAGCTCTGGAGCAAAAATTACAATTTTTTTTCATATCTTTGTAAAGATTTAAATATTTATTATTAAAATATACTTATATAATTATGAAAAAGATAGTTTTAAACGAAAATGAATTGATTGAAATGGTAAAATCAATCGTAAATAAGATAAATGAAGAAGAATTGGATTTCTCAACAGATATCGAAAGAAAAACATTAACTCCAAGAGAAAAGGATATTAAACAAGTGTTTGGTAAGTATAAACAATATGTACCAGGTGATGTTTTAAGACACCTTAGAAAGAATCCACAAAGTGTTTTTGATGCTCTTTATGACATCTATGGTGAAAAGGCTTATGACTATTTAGATAAGGCTTCAGGAAAATAATTAAATTTTTCCGAACAAATGATTACCAATTTGTTTTTTTGTCTTTAAAAAAGATTCGTTACTTCCCCAACTAGGACTTGCTTTTTTAGGGTTGTAATAATGATTTCTAGAACCAATTGGATTTTGTCCTGGATTTTTGGCAATTTCTAAAGCTTTATCCCAAACAGATTTGTATTTTTTCTTAAAAAAATCAACTTTTTTTGTTATATCCATAATTGATTCTTTATTAACATCATTCCAACCACTAAATTGATATGGTTTTAGAACAACTTTTTTCATTGATTTTGGGTCAGATGCATTATATTTTTCTGTGGCTCTGTTTTTGATAACGTGAGCAACTGCTCTCATACCGAGTTCTCCTTCACCAGCAGCTTCACTTGCAATTGTTGCGGCAATAATTTCTTCAGGTGAAGAATATTTTGTAGTTTCTTCTTTGATAATTTTTCTAATTAAATCTTTCATATAATATAAATATTATGAAAAATCACATTTACAATACAAATTAAAAAATCTATATTTTAATAAAATTAAATCTAATGGCGTTATCATATATAGGTGGGAAATCAAAGATAGGGAAATGGATTGTTCCTTTCATACCAAAAGACATTGAAACATATGTTGAACCATTTTCTGGTATGTTTTGGGTTTATTTCAATATGGAATTGAAAGAATTTCCAAATTTAAAAAAAGTGGTTTATAATGACCTCAATCCTTTAAACTATAATTTATTTCAGTGTATTAAAAACCCTGAAAAACTATTAAATGAATGTGAAAAATTCGAAGTTCAAAAAAAAGATGTTTTTCCTACTAATCCTATTTGTGAAGAACAATTCGTCAAGTTTCAGATTGAATTATTTAATGAAAAAGTAAAGTTAAAGGATTACGATTATGAATCTGCAGCTAAGTATGCTTATGTTCTATCTCAGGTGTTTTCAGGAGCAAACCCCGCTAAGTCAAAATTTATTGATTTAAAAGGTAAATACCATTCTAAATTTACATCATTCAAAAACAAACTTAGTAAACCTGATTGGATTGAACATTTTTTGAAAATTACAGAAGTAGAAAATATGGATTTTCAAGAAGTAATTGAAAAATATGATACTGAAGAAACTTTCCATTATATTGACGCGCCTTATTATGTTGTTGGGGAAGGTGATTATTACTCTAATCACGATTTTGACAGAAACGACCACGAAAGATTGGCGAATTGTTTAAAAAATATAAAAGGGAAATTCGGAATGTCTTATTACGACTTTGAGCTTCTACACGAATGGTTTCCTGAAAATCAATATAGGTGGGAGAAAAAACAATTCGCAAAAGCCGCAGCCGCAAAAAAAGGGAAAACTCAAAATATGGGTGAAGAATTATTGATAATGAATTATTAATTTTTATTACTTTCCAAGTATTTATTGTAAAATAATATTGAAAAATGAAACTAGTCAAATTATTATCTTCAGTAATTACTGAAAGTGTTGATTATAATTTAGTGTTGGAAATATCTGATAAAGTTAAAAATCAACTTGTAACCAAATTTAAAAGTCAAACAACTGACGATGAAAAAACTATAATAGACAATATAGATTACTTCGAAAGAATTAAAAACGGTTTACCTGCAGAAAAAAGAGATATCACAAGATACGACTATTCACAGTTAAATTCTCTGATTGGTGGTAGAAAAAAGTTAAAAAGAGCTGAAGAAATATTCAAACTATTTAAAAAGAAAGAAAAGGGTATTGAAAATAAGGCTCTTAAAGATAATATCAAGAAATTTTTGGACATTCAACCAGAGTTACCCAAAAATAAACAGGATGTAAAAAAATATACTTATTTAGATTTAGTTAAATTAAATCAGGATTTTTGGGAAAAAGTTATTGGTAAAAAAGCTTTTACCAAATTCAAGAAAGAAAGACAAGATTTAAATGATGATGCTTTAATTTATTACATTGATGCCTTTGTTGAAAATTTTGAAAGATTTCCTGAAAACACTCCAAGTATTCTTGATATGACTTTTACTGACCTTGAACATTTAATTGATGGAATTCAATCAAAAGAACAAGGTTTGTCAGGGAAAAAAGATTATTCAGGTGTTGAAGTCATTTACGATAAAGATAATTTATTGATTTTCCAACCTAAAACCAAAGACCAATGTATTAAATTAAGAAATGGTAGAAGTTGGTGTACTAGTCGTGAAGGTGGAAGTAATTTGTATTATAACTACAGATTGGAAAATAATTTGACATTATATTATATTATTGACGAAGATAAACCATTTAGTGATTTAAATTATGCGTCAGTAATTTTAGTTGATAGTAGAGGCGGAAAAAGATTAGCAGATGGAAGTAATTCAGGTAGATATGCGGGAAGCACTGTATTACCTTGGAGTGAAATATCAGGTAAAATCGAAAAGTTAAGTGATAAAGAAAATCTTTTTGTTCCTAAACCATTAAGTGATGAAGAACAAACTTTACTGAGAAAATATAGAAATACAAAAGTTGGTGATGACCCAATAAAAGAATTGGGTGGTGAATCTGAAGCAGAAATGTGGTTAGAAATGAATAGCCCAAGATTGACTGACACTCAATATTCTAATCTTACAAAAGAATTGAAGAAAAAATATATTGCTTTGGGTATGGATTTAACATCAAATCAAATACAAAATTCTGAACCTGAAGTAATGAAGTATTATTTAAGCAAAAAAATTGAAGGTGTTAAAAATAAGAAAATTGATAGTTTAACTCCGGAAGACATAACACTTCTAAATCTTCCTATGATGAAAAAAGTTAAAGAAGATTTGAAGCCTAAATTTATAATGGACGCGGTAAGCTCCCAAGGTAAAAGGGCTAAAGTAACTTATCCAAGAGATAACGGAGCTAAATTTATTGCTTTATATGGATTTGATGAATTTTTCGAATCTTTACCTGATGATATAGAAAACTTAATTATTGAAAATGAATCAAAAGAACCTTTGGCTTTAGAAATACCCAATGCAGTATCTAGATTTAAAAATCTAAATGGACTTAGTTTGGTGAATGTTGTTAAAAGTTTACCAGAAGAAATTGGCGAACTTAAAAATCTGGTCTTCTTACATCTAAAAAATAATCCTAGTCTAACAAAATTACCGCAATCTATAATGGATTTACCCGAATTAAGTTTTGTCGCCCTTCAAGGTACCGACGCAGAACTTCCAAAAGGTTTCACAGAAAAATTTGGAACCGATGGAAATGGTATGTGGGATGTTTTTTCTCTATAATTTATAAATTTAAAAATGAAACTTAATACCATATTAAAAAAAGTAATACTTGAAAGTGGTAAGTTTGAATTCTTATACAATAAGAATGTAAAACCAGAAAAAGGTCAAAAACCTGTAATGGATTTTGAAATTCTAAAGGCTATAATTTTGGCTGACCCTGACACAAAAGTTAAAGGGGATTTGGATATTGATACTATTACTACTGAAAATATGAATATGGTAAAAGCGGGTAAGTATAGTGAGTGGTTAGTAAAAAACTTTTTAAACCCTAAGTCCGCACATCAGGTAGGAACACCTGAATACAAAAGATTTATCGAAAATCATAAATATATATTTTTAGAAGATTTATATAAAGTAACTGAAGATTTGATAAAATTTGAAAAGGCTAAACCTTACCTTCCACAAGAACAAAGAGATATAAACAAATTTACCCCAAAAACTTTATTTGAACTATTAAGAGATTTTGAAATACCTGAAAAGAAGAAAAAGAAAGAACAGGAAAAAGAAATAAAACAATCAAGAAAAGGTTTTGAACACACTGGTAGTGAAATAGTATTACAAAGTCCTAAATGGACAGTCATAAAAATTGAAGGTACTGGACAATCTCAAAAAGATGCGGCATGTTACTTTGGTGGTTTTCATGAATATGATAAAGGTGAAACCAGATGGTGTACATCATCACCAGGTCTTGAATATTGGGAAAGATATTTGAATAAAGGTCCATTATACGTTATATTTCCAAATGACGCGGATAAAGTTGGGAAAGTAACAGGATTACCAAAAGAAAGATATCAGTTTCATTTTCCTGATGAACAATTTATGGATAGGGATGATAACCAAATAGAACTCATTAAATTCTTAAATTCGAACCCCGAATTGAAAGAGTTCTTTAAACCTGAATTATTTAAAACATTAGTTCCTACAGGTAAAGAAATTTTCAAAGTGAATTATCCTGATTCAAATGAATCTAGATATATTGGGTTATATGGTTTTGAAGATTTATTTAAAAATATACCCACCACAGTAAAACAAATAATGTTCAATAATAAATCGAATGAAGAAATCTTACTCGATATTCCTAAAACTATTGGGAAATTTAAGAATTTAACTACCATATATTTTGAAAATTGTTTGGAAAGTTTACCTGAAGAAATAGGTGAATGTAAAGATTTACAATTTATATCTTTACCAAGAAATAGAAGATTAACATCACTACCAGAAAGTATTTTAAAACTCAAAAAATTAGAATTTTTAAATTTACAAGGTTGTCCAAACCTAACCTTACCTAAAAATTTTGATAAATATTTTGAAGGTGATGAAGGTCATATTGGTTTTTATTCAAAAAAAGGTGTAGATTTGTAAAAAATATATTTTTATGGAAAATTTTGAAATCAACAAATACATCAATCAATTAAAAAAATTTTTTGATGAAAATCCTAATGATTTGTATGATTTAATTGGTAAAATGGATTCTGATAAATTTTATAAAAAAGTAGGGGTGATTGCTCAAAAAAACTACCAAGAAACAGGATTAGTTGAAATTAAACAAAATCAACTTATCGACATAGTAATTGACTTATATGAAGAAATGGGTCATACACCCACTAAGATTGAAATAGACGGTATTTTCCAAAAAACTAGTGCAGGTTTTATTTGTTTAAATTAATTTTTTTTCGTAACTTTGTAATATGAATACTATTTTCAAAAAAGTTATTGAGCAATGTAGTGTTGATTTTTTTGACAACAAGAATGATATTGTTACTAATCCGAGTTTGGATAACATTGAAGAAATTTTTGGTATTAGAATAGAACAAACTCGTACATCCACCAGACCTCAGTTCAAATATTTAAGTTCAGTAAAAAACGACCAAGATGTTCTTATTAAAAATTTCGGGAATCCTTTATGTTCAATACAGATTAATAGAAGAACTATTGTTTTGGAAGAAGATGATGTGAAAGTAAGTTTGAAAATATTTTACTTTGATAAACACCGAGAAAGAGGTCAAGTTTTTTTTAGAAAACATAGTACTATGAGTTATGTCACATTTAATAAAAACACCTGTGAATTATTTTCGGGAGTTTTAAGACAACATCATAAGAAAAGAAAGAAAGTTTCAAGTATCAAAAGAAATCTTTTTTTTAAAAGTCCTTTTGAAACTATTTTAGGTGAAGTTAGAAATTGTCTTTACTATGTAAGGCATAGTTATAATCCTGAAGATGATTTGGATATGATTATGAACACGATTAGACATACTTTATATCGTAGTTTGGGATATACACCGGATGGACAAACATATCTGAATGATTTTTTATATAAAAAATATTTAGAAAAAAAAGGTGTTAAGTATCCAAATAATTTCCAAGTTTTTAAAAAAGTTATTCCTCTTATAACCAAAAGAGAATTTAAGAAAAGTAAATTCAAAATGGTTGACGCGGTAATGAAAAGATATTCACTAAAGGGTGATAGAGTAAAGAAAATTCTACACGAAATAAATGATTTCAATACTTATACTTTCAAATCTGTTCTAAATTTCTTTGGTGTTGATTTCGTATTACAAAAAGATGAAAAATTTTTAAGAAAACTATTTGAGTCTAGCTCTGATGTTTATATTGATTTGTCCAGATATAATATTGAAAATTTCACCAAAACAGAAAGAAATAATTGTTTTGAAATATTAAATTTGGTTCTGAATAGAAAAATTGAAGTATATACTTTTTTAGACCATATAGATTTTTATTTTAAAATTAAAAAATACGAAGAAGTAAAGTGGAATTCCAAAGAACATACAACATTTAATCGTGAACACTTGGAATGGTCAGAAAAGATTGAATATTATACAAGGGCAACCTACGAAAGAAAATATAACAAAGAATTTATTGATGAAATTCAAAAAGAAATAAAATATTTTGATGAAATATATTACCCGGTAGTTTTGACAAAAACACCTGAATACATAGAGGAATCATCACACCAAAACAATTGTGTGAGAACATATATTGATAGAGCGTCTTCATTCATTATTTCTTTAAGAAAGGGTGATAAATATTCTAATGAACGAGCAACCATTGAATATAGAATTCGTAGAAACGAAAAAGGTAATATTATCTTTAATAGAGTTCAAACACTTGGAAGATTTAATCAAAGGTTAAGTGAAACTTGGGATAAACCTATAGAACTTTTGGATGAACTAATTTTTGATAATATCAATTCATTCAAAGATATGAGCATAGATAAGATAACTGTAACTGGTGTTCAGAATATTGAATCTTACTTCACACCCGAAAACAATGAAATTGTTTGGAATATAAATGAAGACAATTTTTTTTAAATTTAATTATGGAAAAAAACGAATACTTTACATATACAGATAAGTTTTTGGAAAAAATGTCAGGGGATAAATTATTATCTATTACTGATGTTAAGTTTTCAATCCTTCCTGATATTATGAACACATTGATGGGAAATTCAAAGAATGATATTATTTTCACAAATTCAAGTTTTGTTGATTCTTTTAATTACAATGATATAATTATTAAAACACCTTCTATGTATTTATATTTTAGTCGGGTAAGTAATGAAACGATGTATCAGTTACGAATTATCCACGAAAATAATATAGAAGAAATAAAAATATTCTTAAAAGGTTTAAAATTAAAAAATAAGTTATGACAGAAATTACATCAGAACAAATTAAAGAAAAAATTGAAAAAGGGGAAACATTTTTATTGGATTACTTCGCCCACTGGTGTGGCCCGTGTAAAATGCTGATGCCATATTTGGAAAGTGTTGAATCTGAACTAAATAAAAATAATATTTCAATTTTCAAGTATAATGTTGAATCAGATATGTCATATAGTACAACTATGGGTATCAGAGGTGTTCCAACATTACAATTCTACAAAAATGGTAAAATGGTTAAGTCACAATCTGGTTTAATGAATCCGAATCAAATCAAACAGTTTGTTGAAATCACCTAATGGAAGTATTAGTTGCGTTGTTTAGCATGGATGGTTGCCCCCATTGTCAACATTTTAAAGAAATGTTGGATGAACATTCCATACGTTATTCTGAATTAGATATTGACAAATATCCAGAAGAATATGATATGTTTGTTAAAAAAACTGATGGAAATGAATTTGTTCCGGCTTTTATGATAATAGAAATTGTTGACAACAAGAATAAATTTTATTATTATGCACCTGAAAGAGATTATAATGAATTAGAAGATGCAATTGAAATCATCAAAAACCATAGAAGAAAAGCTAAGTTTCAATAGAAAAGGAATTAGGTATACTCCATTGAAATTTTGGGAGTTAAAAAATGGTCAACACATTTCAATTTATCAGGGGAACAGGGGTCAGAATCCTGAACTAGATTTTGTTATAAAGTATTTAGAAAAAGGAAAAAAATTAAGAGGTCCGTCACACACTCATTGGATAGTAGATTTGATTTTAAAATGTGAATCACATCCATTTGCGGTTAAAGATTATATAGATGAATGGTTGCATATATATGATTTACTACAACCATTCCAAACAGTAGAAGAAAGAAATAATTACAATTTAATTTATAATGAATACTTTACAGAAAAGTATTCGGATTTAGAAAATTTAGGTAAGTTTAGTGTGGAGTTCCTATCAATCATTATTGAGTTATTCATCAGATGTGAAAAACAAACCGAAAATGCTTTTATGTTCAAAAATTTATTAAATATGGTTGGACAATATTGTGATGGTAAGAAAGATTTTTATCAAATAGTTTCTTATTCTAAAAGAACTTAAAATACTTCTATTTTTAACATAAGCTCATCTCTCAACCAAGGTTTAGTTTCAAAAGGTAGTTTAACATCTCTTGTCAAATCATAACCATCCAAAATTTGATAAAATTCAAAAAAGTTGAAGTTAAAGTTGTCGAGTATCAAAGATTCTACTAATTCATCTGACAAAAAACATTTTCCTTCAAATCTGATTCTTTTATTTTCAATTGAAAAATTTCCATATTCTAACCCGATTGAATTTCTGATATTTTTAAAAATCATTTCACAATAATATAAAACTAATCTACCACATTCCAAACTATATCCGTGTGGGAATTCAGAAGTATATTGTAGTTTGTTTTCATTAGATGGTGGAACATTATGTTCAAATACAGGTCTTGTGTTATTATATACTTTTAAATTGTTAATATTGTAATTATCCAATATGTTTTGATTATACTTTATAGTTTCAATTACTTCAAAATTTTTTATCATTCCAAATATATCATAAGAACACGAATTAATCACATTTTTAATGGTGGTATTAGATAAAAAATTATTGGTTGATGTCACTCCATTTATTATAACAAAATTATCTGATATAGTTACAGAAATAACACTTTTTGATTTGAGTAAAACTAATATTGAATCCGCAATTAAATTTGCTAGTGACCCGTGAGATTTGAGATTTAATAATTTCATACCAATTGATATGAAAAAAATGTTAAATATTAAATATAATCTTTGAAAATTAAGTTTATATTTTTATCAACTTCTGAGCCATCAGGATAATCGACTATTCTAAATGAAAGGGGTTCATAAAAACCTTCATTTATCAATTCTTGAATTAATGACATAATAGAACCGTAATATTCAATTGTGTAATTTGAACCATAATCTTTAAAATTATCTAAATAATTATATATTATTTGATTTGGGTCTTTTATTTTTATATGGGCATGATATTTGTCCCCGAATTTTACCCAATCGGTTTTATTTTCAAAAAATTCACCAAGTTCATTCCAAACTTTTTCATAATATTCGTTACTATATGCATCATTGTAAGCATTTGAATGAATACTATCTAGATTACTTTTCATATCTTCCAAATAGTAATCCATCAAATAATCCATAGAATCTTCATCATTAACAATTCTATCTATATTTTCTTGTGTTATAAATAAGTAATCATCATGTTCTTGCTCAGAAGCAATTAATTCCATTTCATTTGATGAATTACTATTAATTTCTATTTCTACACCTTCTAATTCTTTTAAAATAATTTCTTTCAAATATTTTAAATTTTCATCATTTAATTCTTCTATAACATCTCTATAAACATTGTCTGTAGTGTCCCAAAATGGTTCCCAATAATCTTCACTTAAAACACTCTTTGCAAAATCTTTTGGGGAAACATCTCTTGAATATCCTTTGAATAAATCAGATAAATCAGTAATATCCCTTAAAGTTACATAATATCCGTCTTCTTTTTTTTCAACATCAGATAAACTTGATAATATATTTTCATATATCTCTTTAGAATATTTTGAATTTATTTGATGCCATAGGATTAAATTTTGCTCATCATCAATTGAGGGTCCGTAAGGGTCAAGTAATTGTAAAACATCAACTTTTTCAAAAAATTCTAAAACTTTATCAAGACTACCAATATATTGAATTAATTCTTGAAGTGTATCATAATCACCATCGTTTATACTATCAACATATTTTTTGTATTTTTCCATACTAATAAATATAAAAAAAGGGGAAAAAACTTTCCCCTTTTAAATCATAGCCACCATTGTAAACTATCTAATGGAATTATTTTTTATTATAATATTTTTCTACAGTTTTTTTAATAGCCTCCTGAATGGTGCCGTTTGATTTTTGTTGTGTTTGTTGAGGGCTCTGTGTTTGAGCCTGGTTTTGTTTGTTTTTGCAGCCACAAGCCATAGTAATTTATTTTTAGATAGTTTATTTAATTATAAATATAACCACTTGTGTATTTATAATAAATAAATTATATTTATTAGTATGAAAAAGTATATAATTTCTGAATCTGTTTATCAAAAATTAAAGTTAATTTTCGAACAAGAAAAAGAATCTGAATACATAGAAATGTCACCTGAACAATATGTGGATTTATTGAATTATGTGTCAGGTAATGGTGATTTAATTTCTAAAGTAAAAAAATACAAAGACAAAAAAATTATAATTAATGGTAAATTAGATTTAAGGGGTATACAAGTTACATCATTAGGTCCTGTTATAAAAGTAGATGGTACTTTGGATTTAACTAACACGAAAATAGATAAATTACCTGAAGGGATTAAAGTAGATGGTTATATATGGGATTACGGAACACCAATTGAGGCAAGAAGAAAGGCTGCAGAAAGAAGAAAAAGAAGAGAAGACGCTGATGAAAGAAAGGCAAGTGGTGAATGGGATTTGGAAACTGGTGGTGAAATTGCGGAAATGGTTCATGCTTTATTAAAACATTTGGATTATAATGGTGAATATGAAATTAGAACACCTGAAGATGAACAAAAACTACAAGAACTTGAATCCAAACTCGACGAATTAAAAAGATTAGGTGATGAAAGTGAGGGTGGTGAAGATTATGATGAAATTTTGGAATCAATTGACCAAGTTGAAGAAGAAATTAGTGAAATCGAAGAAAAGAAAGATGTCTATGATTTTTATTACGATGGCGACCATTACGATATGTCAACTTTCAAATTAATTGATGATGATAGAAAAACTTGGGCTGTTGGAACAGAATCTCAAGTTGAAAGTTCTGCGTACGATTATGTTGAATCAATGATTGATGATATAGGGTATAAAGGTTTTTCTGAATGGGTGTGGAGTGATAATTTGGATACAGATAAAATATATGATGAAGTTTATGATGATTATATTGAAAGAATAACTGAAGACCCTGAATCTTATGGTGTTGAATATACACTTTCATCTGAACAAGAAAAAAGAATTGAAGAACTTGAAGAAGAAATAGACCAATTGGAACAACAACAAGAAGTATTGGATGATGAATTGGAAGATTATCAGGATTTATATGATGACTATGAAGAAAAAATTCAAGAATTAAGAGATGAAATTGATGATATAGAAGATAATCCAGAATCATTAGATGAAGACCAAATAGAAAGAATGGCTCGTGATTTTGCTCAAGAGATGAGTGATAACCCAAATGAATTCTTTAATCACTACGGTGCTGATATAGATTATTATATTGATAAAGATGGTTTTATTGAAGACGTTATCCGTGCAGATGATTATGGTTCTTTGTTAAATAGTTATGATGGAACTTATGATACTGTATCAATTAATGATACTGATTACTATATTATGATGATTGATGCTTAATTGTTCACTTATTTAATATTTCTTCATAAAATTGTTAAGATATGAGAAAGAAAAAAAATAAAAACAATTTTATGTTGGATACAGATTGGTTAATACAAGAACCAATTGATTTCGAACACAAAAAATATATTTTATTGTCTTATTTACAAAAAATTGATAAATTACTTGAAGAAAATAAATTATATCCTCATTTTACTGAAATATCCCTTCATTTAGCTTCCATTCAGACACTTATAAAAGAAGGTGTTACATTATATACAGAAAAAAAGTTTGATTCTGTGGACGATGAATTACTTTTAAAAGATTTGATGGTTAAACCTGTTAAAAAATTATCTGACCAAGAAATTGTGGAATTGGAAAAAATTGTTAAATTTGCTGCCACAAAGTTTTTTGATTTCTTTAATGTGATTAAATCTTATTGGAATTTATATTATGATTCCATATCATTTAGTTTAAGGAAAAATAAAAAAAATGTAAATTCAGGATATGGTTTTTTGACATTTGATTCAAAATGCGGGGAAAGATATGTTTGGGAGTACAATATTGATATTATAGATTTAAAAAATAATGAACATAAATTGAAATTTAATTTGATTTATTCGGATAAAAAAGGAAATTTGACAATACAACAAATTTTGAATAATTTTAGCAAGATGGAAGAACAACAAATAAAAATGGCACCAATTTTCTCAATGAAAACGTCAAACGAGTTTCCTTTGAATGAAACAATGTTGCCAATTTTCAAAAGAAAAATTCTTACATATGTTCTACAAACTACAAAAATTCAAAATTTAAAATCAGTATAATATGGGATTTAATAAGAGATATGTTTCAATTGAAACAATACAGAACCAAATCAAAAATAAAAAACCTTTGAAAGAATTATTTAAAGCGGATGCTTTTATTTTTACTGATAAAATATCCACAAAAGTTTTTCAATTGGTTTATGATGGGGTTAATGAAAAAGAAATTATTGAATTTATACAAACTCAAAACTAAAAAAAATGGACGCTAAGACACAAAAAGATTTTTTTTCCAAACTGATAAGACCAATTCACATATCTTACATACAGAATTACATTCTTAGAACAACAATGGAAGAAACAATTGATATTATTAAAAAGTATATGGAAGAAGGTGTCATTGAAGAAAGTAAGTATGGAAAAGATTATTATGTTTTAAAAAATAAATAATATGGAAAATAATGAACAAGTAAACCACCCTAGTCATTATGGTGGGTTGAATAATTACTAAAAAAATATTTGTAGTATGTGTTAAAAATCGTAGTGTGAAGATATTTATCGATAAAGAACATTATAAAAAAACTTGAATTACAAATTGGTGAAAAATATAATTATTGGACAATATTATCATTGTCTGATTTTGTTAGTAAAAAGGGTGAGAGATATTATAAATGTCAATGTAATTGCGGAACAATTAGAGATGTAAAGGCTTATCATTTAAATAGTGGGGGGTCTAAATCTTGTGGTTGTTTTGTTAAAGAAACAATGTCAAAAATTTGGTAAATTAACTCCAATAAAAAGAGTTCATCATAATAATAGTAAACACCTAAATCATTGGTTGTGTAAATGTGATTGTGGTAACGAAGTAGTCGCTTCTACTGGTGCTCTAAGAAGAAATAAACATTTGTCTTGTGGGTGTATTAGAAAAGGTGAAGAAAACCACAATTGGAAAGGGGGTAGAATTACCACAAAATTTGGTTATGTAAAAAAATACGCACCTGAACACCCTAATAATATTATTGGTTATGTTTTGGAACATAGATTAGTTATGGAAGAAATTATTGGTAGATATTTAGAACCAAATGAAGAAGTTCACCATAAAAATGGTGTTAGAGACGATAATTCTAAAGAAAACCTTGAATTATGGGTTAAATCACAACCTGCAGGACAAAGGGTTGACGATATGGTTGAATTTTGTTATAATTTCCTAAAGAAATATAAACCTGAAATTTTAAAATTATGACAGAAAAAGAAATGGTTAACCATCCAAACCATTATCAGTTTGGTAAAAATAATGAATACGAAGCTATCAAGGTTATCGATGCTTGGGGTTTAGGTTTTAGTTTGGGAAATACTGTAAAGTATATATCAAGGGCAGGAAAGAAAGACCCTGAAAAAGAAATACAAGATTTGGAAAAAGCATTATGGTATCTCCAACATCACATTAACACTTTAAAAAATAAATGAACGCCCCGGTAAGATATTTTGGTAGTAAAGGTGGGTTTTATAATAAAATTTTGGAACATTTTCCAAATGAAGATTATGACACATACATTGAACCTTATGGTGGAACTTACATCGTGGGTTTGAAAAGTGAGCCAGCTAATATTGAAATATATAATGATTTGGAAAATAACATATATTCATTATATAAAGTGATTTCAGACAAAGAACTTTTCAAACAATTCAAAGAAAAATGTGACTTAGCTTTATATTGTGAAGAATTAAGAAAGGAATGTAAGGAAAACCTTAAAGATGAAAACTTATCTTTGGTTGAAAGGGCTTTTAATTTCTTTTATGTTAATAGAACATCACATAATGGTATTGGAGGATTTTCAATGAATTCACATATCAGACGAGGAATGTCAAAAGCGGTTTCCGATTATTTATCAACCATTGATAAATTATCTGAATTACATAATAGATTATCAAGGGTTATAGTAACAAATGTGGATGGAGTAAAGTTAATCAATAAATATAATACACCAAATGTATTTCTTTATTGTGACCCTCCATACCATTGGTCAACCAGAACTGGTGCAAGATATAAGGTTGATATGAATGATGAAGAACAAGAAAAGTTTATTGAATCAGTAATTAAAAGTAATTCAAAAATATTAATTAGTGGATATGAATGTGATTTATATAATAAACTAACAGAAAATGGTTTCACTAAAATTCAGTTTGAAGTAAAAACAATTGACGGAAATTTTAAAAAGAAAACAAAGGTTGAAACTTTGTGGAAAAATTATTAAAATTATATTATGATAGAAACTAATAGAATAATTAATGGGGATTGTGTTGAGGTTATGAAGACACTCCCTGAGGGAAGTATCGATTTTATTGTGACATCTCCTCCTTATGGGGTGGGAATTAATTATGATGTTCACGATGATGATATGTTAATTGATGAATACTTGGAATTCACTGAAAAGTGGTTAACAGAATCTTTTAGAGTTTTGAAAGAAGATGGGAGAATGGCTTTGAACATCCCATATGAAATCAACCGTCAAGAAAAGGGTGGTAGAATTTTTTTCGTATCTGAAGTATATCAAGTAATGAAGAAAATTGGTTTTAAGTTCTTCGGTATTGTTGATTTGGAAGAAGATAGCCCTCACAGGAGTAAAACTACTGCATGGGGTTCTTGGATGTCTCCGTCGGCCCCATACATATACAACCCAAAAGAATGTGTAATTCTTGCATACAAGAAACATCATATCAAAAAAGTTAAAGGTGAACCACAATGGACTGGGGAAATTATGGAAATTGAGCAAGAAGATGGAACTAAGAAAAACAAGATGGTCTATAAAGATGAAGATAAAAAAGAATTCATCAGTTTGGTTTATGGCCAATGGAAATATTTAAATGATTCA